GACTAATTGAAGAAGACCACCACCCATTTTATTGTTATATTCTTTATACTATAATAGAAGAAAAAAAAAGAGATATATTATTTTTATTATTAGTTGCTATAAGCAATGCCACCCATACCAGACATAATACGAAGGACATTGTAATTGACGGTATATACATTAAGATTTTTACCGTGGCTAGAATCGTATACAGAAGAAATATTGAGATTTGCAGTATCAATACGAGACATATTTAAGGTTCCAGAAGGTTGATGTTCTTCGGGTTTAAGAGCAAATGAGTATACATTGATACCGGCATTTGATGGAATATTTTCGTGATGTTGGAAAGGTTGAACAAGATTGAAATATAAACCATCGCGTTGTGCGAAACGATCATTTCCATTGAGAACAAGTTTAGCGGAAGTGATAGGATTTTTGCTAGTTATACAATCAGCTGCTAGTTTTTTCAACATTCCAGATGTATCATCGCCGCTTACAAGTTTATTATCACCACTTACATCAGTTGTGTAATTCATCCAATTGTTATTATCAGCAGCACTATCAGTAACAACCCATAGAAGTTCTTTACAAGGGTGATTGAAATTGAGTTTGGATTTCATTTCTTTAGAGGGGATTGATTCTTGACCAGTAAATTGGAGTTGTTCGATTAAATACTCATGGGAAAGTTGAGCAAAGCGTCTGCGTTCATCAGTATCAAGGAAAATATAATCGACCCATAATGCGGCATTAAAAGATCCAGTTAGTGCATCAGCACCTCCTTTGCATTTGTCACTAGTTTCGAAATTGATATTTATTTTTACCTCGTGATATTGAAGAGATATAAGAGGGAGTGCTAAACCAACATTGCGACAGAACCAGAATTCAAGAGGAATATATAATTGTTTTTCCATATTCATTCCAGGTTTTCCACCAACAGCACCGACCATATTGTAATAACCATCTCTCTTGGAAAGAGGTAGGGAAAGTTCGTTCCAGATATACATCCAGTGTGAATAATGTTTGTCAATCTTTTGACCACCAATTTCTATCTCTACATAGTTAATGAGGCGAAGACCATAGAATTTACATAAAGTATCTCCTGTTGCTCCCGACAAATCTAATGTAAGATAGACACGGTTAATTAAATCACCATTTCTAGAAATGGTACTGGTTACTCTTTGTCCATATCCAGGAGTTCCACTGAAAGTTTGTTCAATAGATTCTACCGCAAAATTAGTATGTCTACGATAAACAGCTTTAAAAAAGGTAATTTGAGGGTTACCAGTTAAATAAACATCTTGAGCGCCATAAGCGACTAATTGAAGAAGACCACCACCCATTTTATTGTTATATTCTTTATACTATAATACAAGAAAAAAAAAGAGAAGATATATTAATGTTTTTAATTACTGTAAGCAAGACCACCCATTCCAGACATAATACGAAGGACATTGTAATTTACAGCATATATATTTAAAGTTCCACTTTGATCAGCACCCAAGTAACCAGATAGAGTTTCCATTGATAAAACAGCAGTATCTATACGAGACATGTTGAGGGTTCCAGAAGGTTGGTGTTCTTCGGGTTTGAGAGCAAATGAATATACATTAATACCTCTGTTAGAAGGTATATTTGTGTGATGTTGGTAAGGTTGAACATAATTGAAATAAGAACCTTGACGAACGGCAAAACGATCATTACCATTAAGTTGTAACAAGCAATTTGTAACAGGATTGTGGCCATCTAGATTTTCGTGAGTAACAACAGAAGTACCATCGTCGACCTTCACATTATCTGTATTTGTATAATTGTACCATGAATGGCCGCTATTTTTGGCAACCCATATGAGTTCTTTACAAGGGTGATTGAAATTGAGTTTATATCTGTTATTTCCACCAGATGAAAGATTTTCTTGACCAGTAAATTGTAATTGTTCAATTAAATATTCGTGAGAAAGTTGAGCAAAGCGTCTGCGTTCATCGGTATCTAAGAAGATATAATCGATCCACATTGAAGCATCTAAGGTATTATTTACATCAGCGGCAGATGAATTAATGATACAATTATCCTTATTTTCGAATTGTATTTTGAATTTAACTTCATGATATTGAAGAGCAATAAGAGGAAGTGCGAGACCAACATTGCGACAAAACCAGAATTCAAGAGGAATGTATAACATAGTTTTATCGGTACCAACAGTAAGTTCGGCACCATTTGCACCAACCATTTTTTCATAACCATCTTTTTTACCCATAGGGAGCGAAAGTTCATTCCAGATATACATCCAATCAGAATAATGCTTGTCAATTTGTTGTCCACCAATTTCTACAACAACATCTTTAAGTAAACGAATGCCATAATAATTTACATATCTTGCCTCAGTACTTAATGATGATGAGGTTTCCATTAATTTAGGAACATTAACTTGGAGATAAGCTCTGTTTATTAAATCACCATTGCGAGATACTGTTACAGATATTTGAGATCCATAGCTAGAAACACCATTGAAAGTTTGTTGGATAGATTCTAACGCAAAATTAGTGTGTCTGCGATAAACAACTTTGAAAAAGGTAATTTGGGGATTACCGGTTAAATAAACATCTTGAGCGCCATAAGCGACTAATTGAAGAAGACCACCACCCATTTTATTGTTATATTCTTTATACTATAATACAAGAAAAAAAAAGAGATATACTATTTTTATATTACTTAAGAATGAATTTGTAAAGTTTATTTATAAATATCAAATGTTTAAAGAAAAGACATCGAAAAAAAGGATACATGTTTCAGAGGATGGTAAAAAATTATTTACACTAGATGTTATGCATAGTAAAATGATAGAAAATTTTCAACAAAAACAAGAAGAATTACAAAAACAAGAATCTGTATTAAAAAAATTAAGAAATGATCAAAAACAAATAGAACAATGTATATTAAATACAAATATTGACGATAATTCTTATATTGATATTTGGAGTTCAAATATAAATTTAAAGGAAAGAATACAAGAATCAGAAAAAGAAATTCGAAAAACAAAAGATATGAATAATGAATTAGAATATTATAATAACACAAGCGATATTTTATTTAATTATTATGATTTAATTGAAAAACAATCTAAAAAAAAACAAATCAAAAAAATTGTAAAACCAACTAATAAGACTATTTTAGATGCTCTAAATAATATAAATACGAATCAAGAATCTGAAAAATCAATTTCAGAAAATACCGATAAAAATATAAAAGATAAGAGTGATTTAGTTGATGAATATCTTAATATAACTAATAAAAATCATATAAAAAAGACAGATAATAATGGACTCGAACATTGTAAAATATGTCAAGAACAAATGACTTGTTTTCAACACGAGGCTATCATAATTTGTGAAAAATGTGGATTTCAAGAATTACTTTTAGTAGAACAAAATAGACCTATTTTAAAACAAAATGTAAAAGATTCTTCTCATTTCAGTTATAAGAGAATAAATCATTTTCGCGAATGGTGTAATCAAGTTCAGGGGAAAGAAAGTACCGATATACCTAATGAAATTTTTGAGAAAATTCTAAATGAAATCAAAAAAGAAAAAATAACAAATACAAAGAAAATCACCTATGCAAAAATGAGAGAAATTTTGAAAAGACTTCGAATTAATAAATATTATGAACATATAAATTATATCATAAATCGTATTAATGGTATTCCAACTCCTCATTTTTCATCGGAATTGGAAGAAAAATTATTTATTATGTTCCGAGATATACAAGGGCCTTTCTTGAAACATTGTCCTAAAGACCGAAAGAACTTCTTATCATATAGTTATGTATTATATAAATTCTTTCAAATTCTAGGTTTAAATGAATATCTTAGCTATTTTCCATTATTGAAAAGTAGAGAAAAATTATATGTTCAGGACCAAATATGGAAAAAAATTTGTGAAGATTTGAATTATGAATTTCATCCTTCTCCATTATTATAGAATTCATGGGAAACCCATTAATTTAAATCCTACACCTAAACCAGTACCTTGTCTTGCACCACTTGAAATCGCAGGGGCTAAAATATCGAGTATAGAGAAAACAGCAGCGGCTGTTAATGCTATAATCATTATTTCTTGTCCAGATGGTTGAGGATTTGTTATAAGGTATGTAACAATACCAACCGATAAACCTTCGAGTAAATATTTGATTAATCTTACAACTGCTTCATTTATATCTAACGCATAATCCATTTTTTAATGTATTTTCTTATATTTATAATAGAGATTTTTTTTATCAAAAAACTATATAAGATTTTTGAGTATTTATTTCTATAAAACATAGTTATGCAAAATGTTTCAGTTAAAGAACATGATTATTTAGATGAAGATAAACAGATAAGAGGACAAAATTATGTATTGCTTTCATTTTTAAGCCCAGAAGATGTTATTGTTAATAAAGAATCATATTATTTCTCAAAATTTCTTGATAAATTTGGTAAAGATATGAATACTTTATTTGACGGTATTCAAGCAAAATTACCCGATTCTAAAGATATGATAGAATCTATCAAAAATAACCATAATTATATTTTAGATGCCCAAGAGATGGATAGTCAATATAAATTCTTTAAATCCGTTAATTCTTCAGATATTGAAGCTGATTATCATAGAGATAATAACTTTCAAACAACAATGAGAGGTATTAAAGTCAGAGGTGTTTTTGATACTATTGAGGAAGCCAAAAATAGATCGGAATTTCTAAAAAAGGTTGATGATAAATTTGATATTTTTATTGGACAAGTTGGATGTTGGTGTCCTTGGTCACCGCATCCAAGTGATCTTGAAAATCAAGAATATGGTGAAACTCAACTTAATACTTTGATGAAAAAATATAAAGAAAATATGGAAAGTAAAGATGAAGTTTTTGAGAAAAGAAAGCAAGAAGCTATTAATTCTTCATCAAATAAATCAGATGTAGAAGATATTTCAGAACAATTGGAAAAAACAGATCCTTGGAGTGAACGACAAAATGTCGAAAATGAAGTTGTATGAATTTGATTACCAATTATTTTTCTATATTTTTATAATAAAAGATGAAAAGCTTTGCAATATTTCTATTATTTATAGGAACTATTCTTGTTATTCAAGGATATTATAGTCAATCATATGATGCTTCAAAATTTCAAAAAACCCATATAAAATATATTCCTAGATCTCATTATGAAGATCAATTAGGTGAGGAAAATATAGATCAGTATTATAAAGGTATTTTTGATTCGGAAAATATCAAAAATTAAGTTTATTATTTTTATATTTTGTATGTTATAGAAAATGGATGTTAAATCAAATGATTTGCTTCATAGTATTTTTCAACAAATTCAAGGTGATAAAACAATCGATTATGTAAAATCTCTTTTTTACAAATATGATGAAAATGTCAAAGAATATTTATCTCAGAATGATGCAAAAATTCAGTTTTATAATGAAAACTTTAAAAATAAACGCGATTTACAAAATTATGAATATGATGAATTTGTGAAAAATAAGCAAGTTTTATTGAATAAATATAAGGAAAAACCATCTAAAGATATTATATACAAAATTCTGGAATTACAGTTTCCATATCAGCATATTGATGATATTTATTCATATAATATTATCCATAATAAAAACTTGGATGGAACCAATAAACGACAATTAGATATTTCCAATGAAGAAATTATTTTACCACGCAAAAAAACAAAAACTGTTGAAAAATTAAACTTTTGGCACATAGAAGATGAAGATCATCAAAAAAATTTAAAATATTGGGAAAAAAATGAAGAATCAAAAATGTTTTCATTTTATGATCAAGAATTACCATATGATAATGAAGATGCAGATGCGTTATTGAATAGTCTACTAACCAGTGCATCAATCAATGCATTTATCTACAACTTCATAAAAGATAAAAAATTATTCAAAAAATATATTATTATGAATGCAGAATTTTATTATGATTTAAGTGAAATGATTGAAAATGACGAAAATTTAGATAATTTGACAGAAGGGTATTTGAAACATTTTGATAACGATTGGAATAATAAAACTATATTCATTCCAATAAATATTGATAATATACATTGGATTGCATCAATTATAGATCCAAAAGAAGAGAAAATTTATCTATTAGATCCATATGGACACGAAAACCCTGATATTTCAGATAAAATAAATATTTGGAGAAATTGGTTACTTAATAAACAGTCGAATTTAGTGAAAAAAGAATTCGAATTTGTTTATGATATCCCCGATATTGTACTACAATTATCAAATGATACTGAAAATTGTGGTATTTATACGATAATGTATTTAATTTATTATATAAATAATGGTAAATTTCCAACAAAAAATGACTTTAATGAAGATGAATTACAAAATATAAGAAATTATATTTATAATTATATTACCAATATTGTAAAATGTCCTATAGGAAAGAAACTCAATCCGAAAACAAAAAGATGTATCAAAGATAAATAAAAAATAATGATTTATTTTAAGATGCAATTCTATTTTTCGTTCTTTACTCTAGGTATTGTTATCGGAATTTTCATAATGTTTTTAAATATACCAAAAACCACAAAGATTATTAAATACCCCTCACCCTATAATGCTGGTTCTATTATTTACAGAGGTTTAAGTGGAGATTGTTATAAAGTTGATGCAGAAGAAGTAAAATGTAATGATACAGCTATTAAACAACCTATAATATAATATTCATATTTTGTAGATCATGAATAATATTCATAAACAATTTTTTCAAGCAATAAATACCGAAATTGGAAGTATAATTTTTAGTTTTATATGTGGTCTTGGTTTAGCGTTGGTTTTTAAATATCATTGTAAGGATAATTGTCATATATATTTAGCACCTCATCCTGAAGATTTTATTGACAAACAATTTATAGTGGAAGGAAAATGTTTCAAATATAGTCCATATGTTGTCGATTGTGAAGGTGATGATGTATTAGAACCATATAAACAAAATGATATATTAGTTAATAAAATTTAAAATGCGTTTTATTTTTTTTATTTTGTTATTTTCGTATAATAGATTAAAATGGCAAATATTCCTATAAATAATAATTCTATACAAATGTCAACACCAATAAATAGTCTTCCTTTAAAAACAAGTAATAATGAAACATTAAACCTTGGTCAAGATCCGGATATTGATAGTGTATTAAAAGATTTTGAAAAATATGAACCAAAAGAAGTACCCCAACCTGTACAACAAGTTCAAACTATACAACAAGTACAACCTATACAACAAGTTCAATCTATACAACCTGTTCAAGATATAAAATATGATTCTAAATTAAATTTCAATAATGATTCTTCTTTTATTGATTTGAAGATTGTAAAACATGTATTTGGTTTAGTTGTTATAGTTGCTATACTTTACAATACAAGTTTATTTGAAAAATTATTAAATATACTACCATTAACAATAAAAAATAAAATATTTGGATATGAATTATACATTCATTTATTTACATTATTTTTAATATTCTATTCGTATGAAAAATATTTATCATTGTAATCATAACCTGCTTTGCTTAAATTTTCCTTATCCATTCCTTGTGCACTATACATACCTTCATTATTAAAACCTTTTAATAAACCCTTTACTTCAGTATTATAATTATTTTCATGAACAACATTGTTTTGTGCTGATAAAAGATGATCATTTGTAATATAATCCATCATAACCGGTGTTATTTTTTGAGAGTTTTCAGTTGTATTTTCAGATGTCTTTATTTTTTTTATATTTTTAACTTTTTTATATATTTCATAATAAATTAACATTAATACTAGACCCATAATAAAGCCAAATATACTATCGTATAATATAAATCCAATTGTGATGATAGCTAGGACAAATTGTGTTTTAGGATCTTTCATTTTGGAATAAAATGGAAAATCATCTGCTATTGCAACTATTAATAATAGTAGTACAGCTATTATACGCAATGTTTCTTTCAACATATTAGTTCTATAATTAGACATATATAAAAAAATGAAATATTCACTGATAATTTTGATATTCAAATGACAACAATTTTATCTATAAATGGTTATGGTTTATCTAAATCACATTTTAAAGATCAAATAGATGATATTAAAAAAGATCTGACGATGGTTCCTAATGTAAATTTTACATTAGGTGATACAGATGTCAAAACCTTTCATATATATAATGAAACTGATAAAATATTATATATTCCAAGATATTATGGATTACAGAAATTTGGTTTACCTCAAATAGATAAAATTGGTACAAATGTCAAAAAATGTAATCTTAAATTTGAAGGAAAACTAAGAGAACAACAACTAATTCCTGTTCAGAATTTTATTGAAGCTGCTAAAAATCCAATGAAAAGAGGAGGTATTATATCTGTTCCTTGTGGTTTTGGAAAAACTATAATGAGTGTATATATAGCTTGTGAATTGAAAGTTAAAACATTATTTGTTTCACATAAAGACTTTCTTAATCAACAATTCAAAGATACTGTATCTCAATTTGTTCCAACTGCATCAATTGGAAAAATTAAACAATCTAAAATAGATATTGAAGGAAAAGATATTGTTATTGCATCGTTACAATCACTTGCTATGAGAGATTATGATATAAATATATTTAAAGAATTTGGTCTTGTCATAATCGACGAAGTACATCATCTAGGTGCCGAGGTATTTTCAAGAGCTTTTCATAAAATGAATGCACCAGTTATTTTAGGATTAAGTGCAACACTTAATAGAAAGGATGGTATGCGTCGAGTATTTGAATATTTCATTGGAAAGTCTGTTTACAAACTTAAACAAAATGAAAAAATAGAGGTTAATGTTAAAATGTATAAATATTTCGATCCTGATATCAATTATAGTGGTAAAAAACTATTATGGAATGGAAAACCAAATGTAGCTGCGATGATAAACAATATATGTTCATTTGAAAAAAGAACCTTATTTATTATTGAAATTTTGAAAACCATTTTAGCAAATGATAAGGATAGAAAAATTCTAATTTTATCTGAAAGAAGACAACATTTAAAAAAGATTGAGGATGAACTTAAAACTAGAAATATAAATCAAGATATTGGATATTATGTTGGAGGAATGTCACAAGAACAACTTGATATTTCAAGTGTTAAACAAGTTATATTAGCTACATATCAGATGGCTGCTGAAGGTATGAATATTCCTTCATTAAACACTGTTATATTTGCGAGTCCTATTTCAGATATTCAACAATCTATTGGTAGAATTTTGAGAGAAAAACCAAATGAAAGGAAGTATATTCCTCTATGTATTGATATTTGGGATGAATTTTCTGTATTCAAAAATAAAGGATATGTAAGAATCAAATATTACGAGAAAAACGGATATACTATTAAATATTTCATAGATAATGATGAAATTATAGGAAAAAAAAGTCAAACAGAGGAAAAAATTCAATTTATAGACGATGAATAAAATATATTTCAATTTATTAAAGAATGAACTTCTACATTATTATGGTTGTTTTATTTTTGTTATTGCTTATTTTGGGTTCTAATATAATATCTATACAAGAATCACCAATTAAAGAGAATATTGAAAATAATGTAATAAAAGACAATATAGATGATAATGAAATTAAAAATAATGGTTATATAAACGAAGTTATAGGTATTAATAACAAAGGATATGTAGAATTTGATAATCTTCTATTAGATTATCATCCAAAATTGGAAAGAAGTGGATGTAAACTATCTAAAGATTTACCCATAGCTAATGTTAAAATTGAACATCTTTTTGAAAACGGTTCGTATATATAAAAGGTATAAATCTGTTTTTAATATAATATTGGATTTATTTAAGAACTATAAAATTTCAAGTTTTATGAGTTCTACAAATGATTATGAAGTCGTTGGTAAAGGAAGTTACAGTGTTGTTTTATCACCTCCTATAACAAATGTTTTACCAACACAATGGTATTTAAATTATAATGATCCGTTAAATAATGATGTTAGTAAAGTATATAAAACAAATGATTTTGAAGATTTTGATACAGAGTTTTATATATTGACAGAATATGTTATGAAAATTGAAAAATATGAAAACTTTACAGTTAAAATTAAAGGAGCCTCCAGATTTTTTTTAGACGAAATTCAAAATAAATATATTTTAGAATTATTGGATGTCAAAAGATGTGGCGGAAAATTGATTGAAATGCAACAAATTATTTTTGAAAATGGTGGGATACAAATCAATAAATATTGTGAATTATTTACATTTTCTGAATCTCTCAAATTAATTCTGAATTTTTATAAAGGATTGAAATTATTAAATAATTATAATATTATTCATAGAGATGTCAAACCGACAAATGTATTATATAAGGAAAAAAAATTGTTATTGATTGATTTTGGTCTATCTTGTCATGTTAATGATGTTTATAATTGGGTTAAAAGTGATTTTATATTAAGTAATAAGTATACTTTTAGTCCCCCTGAATTTTTCATTTATTATTTATTTAAAAAAAATAATGTTATTTGTCATTCAGACATTGATAGTTTTCTAAAAACAATGGAAGAATATGGTTCTTCTGTCAGAAAAGATGTTTCGACTTATTATGAGAAACATTGGTTTCAATATAATAAAGGAATTCATGATGTTACGAAATATTATAATGGTATAAGAGAAATATGTCAATCAATTAAAGAAAACAAAAATATATATGATTATTTTTCAAATGATCTAGCTAAAAAAACAGATGTATATTCGTCATCATATATTATAAAAACTATGATTACTAAAACTTTTTTCAAATCAAGATCTGAAGAAATTTTATTTGAACAATTATATGAAATGTCTTCAATTTTTGATCCTTTGAAAAGATGTTCTATTCAAGATTTAATAGATAAGATTGAAGAGTATTAAAGAATTTTACAAAACTTTAACAGGGTACCATTTTTTAAACTTGTCATTATAGCAACATTCTACTTTTACAGACGAAGATACATTCTTATTTTTCATTATTTCTCTTATTGTTTTACTTGTTTTTATATCAGGTATAAGTGCGACACCTATTTTTATGGCTTTGAGGATATTTTCTTCATTAAATAATTCATAAACATCTGGTGTATCAGTTTTGATCATCCAGTAAATATTACTTTTATCGGTTCTTAATGTTTCAATTTCTTGTTTATCTAATGAAATTTCAACATCAGTTTGTTTTTCTTCAAGAGTTTGGAAATTAGTTTCATCTTTAACTTTACGAACCACATTTACAATACAATCATCATTAAAGTTCATTAATTTATTTTTATATCGAAAATTCGAAGACCACATGTAAATTCCCCTACATGTATAATTAAGTTTGTCAGCTAATTTCAATAATTCTTGTATTCCTTCTTTAGAAACATAATAATAGTTTTTAATCTTATATTCACATACATCAATTATATTATCAGATGTATGTTGTGTATCTAAAATCTTATAAAGTATTTTCAATCTTTCATTTAAAGGTACATTCGATAAATAATTACCTTCATATGAAATTATATCATTCATTAAAAACAACCATTTACCATCTTCTTTTTTAACCATTTCTCCATCTATTAAAGTATTTTTGAACAATGAATGACTAAATAATCCTCTAACGATTAAAATTCTTGGTTTTTGATACCCTGGATGAATTTTTTTATCGATGAAATAAATTATAGGAATGTCATTATAAAGGGTGAAGAAAATTAGATAAGGATTTCCATTTGATCTCAATGAACATAAATGAAAATTATTAACCACATGTTTGATATTATTTTCTTCAAGACGATGGTGTTGTTTTTGAAGAATTTGAATTTTATATAATGAATACAATTGTTTTAATATCAAATCTTTTGAATCATTTGATTTAATATTTTGTACAATTCTATTAGCAAAAGAAATAATTCCAGTCTGCATTAAAGTATTTATTAATACAATATATCATCATTTTTTTAAATAAGTACATTGATTTTGAAAAAGAGTACATTTCAATATATATTTTGGTTTTTTGTAAAAGTTTTTATAAATTTTGATAATCTTTATGAAATGTACTCTTTTTTGAAATATTTTTCTCAATATAAAATAATGGATTTAACCTTATTTATAATTTTCATAATATTGATTGTTGTTGTATATTACCTTGTTATGAGTATACAATCACTTATATCTGAAATTCAAGAAATCAAATCAAAGTGTATAAAATGTGGAAATGTATCAAATGAAGAATTCAAAGTCAAAACAGAAGATCCTGGTAAAAAAATGAAATCAAAAGCATTATCAATACTTAAAAATTTAAATTATATAATTAGTGAAGACACTCAAGACAAATGAACGTTTGTTATGAATGTAAAAAAAAGATTTCTGAATTAGATAAAATAACAAACAAATGTAGATGTGGTAATATGTTTTGTAAAAAACACAGATTAGTACATAAATGCGAATACGATTATTCTGAATTATATAAACAAACACATAATCTTATAAAACTAGAAGGTGAAAAACTTCAAAGTTTCTAAAAAATATATAAGAATATCTCTAATATATAGAGACAGGTAGTAAAAGAGTTCCTATAGCTCAGTCGGTAGAGCGTCGTGCTTATGACGCGAAGGCCATGGGTTCGAGCCCCATTGGGAACATTTATTTTTTCATTTATGTCATAAAAACAAAAAATGACATAAAACAATATTATCAATAAATATTAAGAAGAGTATGTTTCATAATTATAAACATGACAAAAATGATCCTACAAATAAATATTCATTTGATGTTCACGATATTGATATATCAATAGTGAATGGTATTCGAAGAATTTTATTGACAGATATTCCTATTCCTGGAATTATCGGAGAAAATGAAACTACAATTGATATTATTCAAAATGTAGGAGGATTGCATAATGAAATTATTTCTCACAGAATTGGTCTTTTGCCTATTTGTGTTACAGAAGATCAAATTAATTCATATCAAGATGATGATATTGAATTAGAATTAAATGTCAAAAATAATGGTATCAAAATGATGAATGTCGATTCTGGACAAATTAAGGGTAAAATGAAAGGTGTTGAGCTTACAAGTTCACAATTAGCAACATTTTTTCCAAAAGATAAGGTAACCGATTCTCATATTCTTATAACTAGATTGAGATCAAATGAAGAACTACATTTCAAAGCTAGAGTTGTTAAAAGATCTGCAAGATTTAATTCGGCATTTTCACCAGTTTCTTTAGCTAATTTCTATTATATTCAGGATGAATCAAAAATTAATAAAGATATGAATATACTTGATAAAGAAAGAACCTTTCATAAAAATAAATTTGGAGAAGCAACAAAAGTTCACTTTGAAATCGAACCAATCAATTATAATCTTTCTGCACAATTCTTAATCAATCATTCTATTGATATTTTGATTCAAAAATTGAAAAATATTTCAGAAAATCTGATTTCTAATAAAGAAATTAATATTTCATTTTGTGAAGATTTGAAAAATACTGTACAATTTGTTATTATGAAAGAAGATGACACAATTGGAAATATTATACAATCTATTATTCATAATAAATATATTCGCAATAAATCAACTTTCAACGATCTAATTTGTTCTTATATTGGGTATATTTGTCCTCATCCTCTTAAAGAAGAATTGGTTATTAAACTTACATTGGAAGACCAAACAGATATTAATAAATTTATTATGTTTATGGAATCTCATTGTAAAATTATTATTGACGAACTCAGTATCATTAAAAATGAATGGAATAAATTTATTGATAATAAATAGATTAAATGGATAATGAAATAAGAATATTTGATGAATTTCTGGATGAAATCGAATATTATGAAATATTATCTATAAATGATATTATAAAAGATAATCCAGATTTCAAAGCATTTTCTCGCGAAGAAATATATGACGAATTATTTAATTTCTTTCAAAATTCGAATACTGCTAGTAATTTAACTGATTTATTCTATAAAAAGGGAAATTCAACAGATAATTATGTTTTTATAACAGATGCAATAAAACATCAATATGATGACAATATTGAAGAATTTGTAAATACTATTTCAAAATATACAAAATTACAATATTTACAATCCCAAGAAGCTAAAAATAAGCATTTTTTTGCATTAGATTATGATACTGATTCTACTGCTCTCAAATTTAAAATTGAAAATAAAACAACCATTGAAATACAAGATGATAAACAAAAATATAATGTATTTAAAAATGATGATATAAATATTCCAATTGTTGCTATTTATTATAAGAAACCCAAATATACACAAAAGGATTTTTTATATTCCAAAATACTTTCAAAATATGAAAAATCAATTTCTATGAATCTTGTAAAAACAAATACTTTTCAAAATATTGATTTGGTCATACAAAATGTAAAACCTAAAATTGATCAAATATTAGATCATCTTCCAGATGATGATATTGATTATCAAACTGTAAATAATATCTTATTATCTTTTGGATCTTCATATGATGATATATCTGTTAATGATTTTCAGAAATTGAAACAACATTATGATTATTTATTGAAAACAAAAGAACATAAAGTAAAATATAAATCTTTACAACCCCAGATTTTGACATTAAACTCTTTTATTTCAGTTCCTATTGAAAATATATTAAATCTTATTCCTTTACAATATGATGATATAGATTCGTTGATAACACAATTAGAAGATGAAAAAATCAATATTAATTTTCCAGGTCTTATTTATAATAATTCAAATGATATTGTAAATGCTGTTAAAAATAATGATATATCAATTGATGATGTTATTCAAAATATTGCGGATTATAGAAGAATAAATACAATTCTAAATACTGTAAATACTTTATTACAAATCAGAGAAACCAAACATGAAGATATTGTGAAAAAATTGGAACAAGATAGAAAATATAAGTATCCAAGTCATCGAGATTTGTATAATATAAAATTTGAAAATTTTCATTATGAAAGTAAGGAAGTAAAGGAAGCAAATGATTTTTCTAATTATGATGGTATTCCTCCAATATATAAGAATGAACAAAATTTTGAAGGAATGATAGACAGAGATGATGATATTGAAGTATTTGTTCCAGAACAAGTATCGCGAGAAAATATTTTATTATCACAAAGATATAAAAATAATAAGGGATTTCGTGAATTATTAGAAATTGTTTTAAAACTTTTTGATAATATCGAAAAGAACTCGATGTTATTCTTAAATAGACAAGCATTAAGTGAAGAGTTATATAAACATTTTTCAGGTGTTTCAACAAAAAAAGATTTATTCATAAATATTTTAGACAAAAATAAACAACAATATCCTGATGAATATATTGAAAGAATTATCAAATTAACACCACAAATCGTATTGTCTACACAAAATGAAAATATAACAGAATATATCAAAGAATGTAATAAACAATACATCGAGACTCTTTTTGAAATGATATATATATCATTATGCTGGTGGTCGATATCAATTCTAGAAGATAATATGAATGGTTTTTTGATTTTTGATCAAAATAAGATAATGGTACAATATATTGATAAATGGTCTTTATCAGGTGCACCATTTGATAAAAATGCTAACGATGGTGTCATAGTATATTTATGTGAAATAACAAAGGATATTCTTGATGAATCTGTTTATACTTCTCCAAAAAATATTTTGAAATCTTGTATAAAAATATTTGAAGAAAAATATTCAAAAGAATTGAAAAATATTGAAGTAATCAATACCCAAAAACAAAATAAAGGTAGAGAAACTTACAAAATACTGAAACATGTATTATCAAAAAATAAATCGAATTTTGTTGAAGAATATGTTAAAGCTTTGGTATACATGCCGAGTTATAAATTTAAAAAAATACATAAATTTTTATTTGGATGTTGTCTTCAAAAAATTGGTGAAGATTTTATTTCAGACAGTGATATATTAGGTATAAATAGAACAGATTTAAAAGATGCTAAAGAAAAATTTTCCAAAAAAAGAGCAACAATTAAGAAATCCAAAAAAATGTTTTATATTCCAAAGGAAATACAATCATTAGAAAAACGAAACATTGATAAAATTCATTTTGATATTGTACAGAAACAAGAAATATTGGATGATTGGTTAGATAATATAGAATCACCTCTTTTACCACAAGATATTATTGAAAAGATAAAGGAAAATGGTACAAAATTTTTACAAAATGAAGCAAAAAAATATGTAGAAATATTCATAAAATCATCTGGACATAAAAATACCAATATGATAGATTTATTTCAAGACAATCATTTGAATTTATTGAAAAGAATAAATAAAATTTTTAAAGAATATAATGGAAATACTCAAGAATCCTTTATATTAAATATTGCTTGTGAAACTGTATCAAATGTTATTAGAGATATTTCGAAATTAGATGATACAATTGATGATTTTAATAAAAAAGATATCAATAATATCAAATTGTTTATATTAAGTAGAGCTATATGTTTACCATTTAATCCAGATAATTCAGAAAATATTTTAAAAGCATCAATTGAAGTTTCACATGGATTTATTAAAGATTTAACAAATATTATTTATAAAAATGTTACAAAATATTTACAAGATATCACTATGCCGTCAATAGAAGACAATATAATTTTTATAAATTCGATAAGAGAACAAAATAAAAATAAACAATTATCTGAAATGAACAAAATGTCGATGGAAGAAAGACAATTAGAAAAAGAATTGAAATCAATGGGTATAACAGGTGAGCTAGTTGTACATGAAGATATCATTGATGTTGACGAAGAAGACTATGATTTAGATTTAGGAGATAACGACGATGAATAAAATATATAAGTGTAAATTGATATAAAGAATATAAAAATGCCTCGAAAAAGCAAAAATTTGCAAACAGATAAAAAGAATAAAAAAACATTATTGAATACAATGGTGAAAAGTAGTAATAAAGATGAACATATTATATTACAATTACCATTATCAAAAAGTCATATTGAAAAGATTATAAATATTGATAAAAAAAACGATTGTGAATATGAACCAATTCCATATGAAAACCCATATTGTTATATAAATGAAGAAATAAATGATATAAATGAAGAAATACAAGATAATGAAATATCTCATGTATCAAATCACACTTGTGGTAATAACATGGTTTGTTTTTGGTGTTGTCATAACATTGATTACAAAATTTATGGAATGCCTGTGAGTTATTGTAACAATACATATTTTGTATATGGAACATTTTGTTCATTACAATGTGCAAATGCATTTAATTTTTCTTCACATAATGGTAGTGATAAAGTATGGGAAATAAATAGTTTAATACAAATGATGGGAAAGAAATATGGTATAATAGAATATATAAGACCTGCACCTTCAAGATATCTTTTAAGAATGTTCAATGGAAATTTATCAATAGAAGAATTCAGAGCACTTCATATGAATAATGAAACTACATATGTTCTAAACATTCCGCCAATGATTTCACTCCCAATAAGTTATGAATCTGTTAATACATCATATATAAAAAAGAATTCAGAGAGTTCATAAATAAAAAAATGATATAAAGACATCCAACAATTGTTTAATTGCCTTAAATGGAATCTGAAATTGTTTTCACACCATATCGTGTTTCGACAATAACTTGTAATGCAGATATAGGAAATGATATAAATTTAGATTTAAATATCTTATTTGAAAATATTGAAATTGAAAATGATATTAAAAAGTTTATATGGATTCAATTTCTCAAAGAGAATATTGAACATATTCGTGGAATCAATCCAAAGAAAAAGCGCAAATCAAAACAAACAAACAAAAAATCAAGATTTGATAACCAGATAACAGTTATATATAAATATGATGAGAATTATTATCCAAATATTAAAATTTTTAAGAATGGGAATATACAATTAACGGGTATTAGAGATATAAGTCATCCAGAATTGATTATAAATGATATTATTATCAATATCAAAAATATTTTTCAGAATGGAAATAAAAAGATATTTATTACAAATTACAATGATATTAATCCTGATCATAGATTGATATATTCAAATTTTAAAGTGCGTATGATAAATTCAGATTTCAAAATCTTCAACGATGTTAACCAAATTGAAAAATTTAATATAAAACGAAAGGAACTTCATAATCTTTTAATAAGTGGAAAATATAATAATAAAAGTAGTTTTCAACCAAATGTTTATCAAGGAGTAAAAGTTGAATATTTCTGGAACACATCTAATAAAAACAATGATGGTATTTGTAAATGTACAAAAAACTGTTTTGGTAAAAGTACAGGAAGTGGTGACGGAAATTGTAAGAAAGTTACAATTGCAATATTTGAAAGCGGAAGCATTCTTATAACAGGAGGTGTATCTTTTGAACAGATTGATGATGTTTACAAATATATATGTAAAATCATCAAAGAAAATCAAAAAAATATTAAAAAGAAATTTATAGACGAGCTTGTTCTTTAAAACAAATTTCGTTATATTGATTATTTTTGAAAAAATACTTATTTTTATCAATTGAGTTATTTCCGGGTCTTACATTTGTAGGAATATGATTTTTAGCTAAAGTATTATACTGAGATGAATATGCAATAGCATCTGGTTCAATACGAGGACCTCTATAATCTTTTGACCATAAAGTGTTTTCATATGGTTCTGTACTTGTATAAAGTCCAGCGTGATTCATTGGATGAGGTATTCCAACATTTTCACTTGGATCCAAAAAACTATATGAAAATTGTTTCATATCTTATATTTAAGAATCATTTTTTTTCTCACATTTTGACAAATCAACATGTTGTTTAAACCATTCTGTACCAACTTTTTCAGAAGCTTCTTGTGCTGTCATTTCATTGTCAATAATTTTGTCTCTCATTTTTAAGAAATAATTCAAGTGTTCATAATTAAAATTTACACTAGTTGTCATATCAAATAAAAAAGGGTATCTTGTAGCAAAGAATTCACATTCTCTTTTCAGAAATTCAACTCTTTCATCAAATGAAGCTTTCCCTGGTTTATCAAGATATTCACGAATATAATTTACTTGTTTTTTAATCATATCAGTTGTCATACCATCTTCAATAAAATCTTTTGTCATAGTTTTCTTATTAAAAAATATCTTTATATATATATTTATTTTTTTGTATATTTTATTAAAAAATGATATAAGATTGATATGAATATATTCATACAACTTACAAATGGAGCTTGATTATCCCAATAATGTTTACGATATTATCCAACAAACTTTTCAAGAAAAAGAAAAAAATCCAACTATGGAATATCATAATTGTCTATTGATGACACTTAAAAAATATCACATGTGGCCTTATCTTCAAGTAAAAAAATTCAAAAATAATGATTTTCTTGTCCTTCTCCATAATTCATATGATATCAAAAATGTAGATGAAAAGTTTAGAGATATTTATAATCAATGTAGAAGTATTGTTCTTGATTTCTCTCTCGATTTGAATAACAATATTGTTGTATCTTACGCTAATAATATTCCTATTCGCGTAGATTTTAATGATTATTGTCAACAGGTTGAAGAGAATGATAGATTTCAAGAAGCATATGATGGCACAACTATCACAATTTATAATTATAAAAATGACTGGTATTTCGGATCTTCAACATGTACTGATATCAATATGTCCAAGTTTTCTCATCCGACAAAAACCCACGGTGATATGTTCAATGAGGTTCTAATGAATATGTTTTCATCTGAATTTACACCAGAGGAATTAGCTATTAGTGATAAAAAATACATTGAGAAAAAACTAAGGGATATGTTCGTAAGTTTTCTAGATAAATCTATTGCATACGAGTTTGTTCTAATTCATTGTGAAAATAATCATATTATTGATTATTCAGATGTTTTCGGACAAGAATATAAAATACTTTATCATATCAATAGTAAAAATAGAGAAAATCTTTGTGAATGTGATATTAGTAATCAACCTCTGACGAATATCTCTTGTATTAAATACCCAACATATTTCACATCATTGAACGATGCATATAATTATATTAATACAAATAAAAGTTATGGGTTCATTGTGAAAAAAAATACAGAAACAGGTGTAAAATTGTTTAAAATCTCACCACAAGACATTGTTCTAAAAGAAGAAACAGATCCTTGTAAACCAAATATCTGGCACAATTTTATTACAATTTATATGAAAAATAGAAAGGATTTCAAGATTGTAGATTATATTGAAATGTATAAACCACAATTTGTTCTTCCCAAAGATGAAAAAGATAGAGAAATCGATCCAACATATATTATTCACACTGTGATCCTAACAATTAAGGATATTCTATACAATTCATATATTGCTTCAACAACATATAATACAAAAACAAATCGATTCAAAATGAATAAAGAACTTGATATGCAATTTCCTCCAATTATTCGTTTTCATCTTGCACAATTGCGTCATAGACAACAAAATATTCATGTAGGTAAAATGATCCAACCATCCGATGTTTACCACTATATTTGTCAATGTAATAATTTGAAAAATATCAAACTTCTCATTCATTTCTTGGCATCAAATTCTTGTTATAATTTGAAGGAAAGAACAGCAATGTGTATCACTACACTCGGAAATCTGATTTAAATTTTCTTAAAAACTGCCCATTGATTGAGAAAACTAAATTTCTTCTGTATATCATCATTGTTTAATGCTGTAATATCATTGTATAATTTATCTTTTGATGTAATATTTGTTTTTATATTGTTGAAAGTTTCTTCAAACATTTCTGTTTTATCTAATTCTAATCCAAATTCCATTGCTTTTTTAACCAATGTTTGAAATGATATTAAATATTCTGGTATAAGTTTTTTTGTATTTTCGATGAACACATCAATCTTTTTACCATATATTTCTTTATTTTCTTGTGAATATCTTCTTATAATAGCCCAAACAGGTGTTCCTTCATTATATTCTGTCTTAAGTTTTATTCCTTCTATTTTATCTCCATCATTTTTCATTATCTCATTATGAACTTTATCTCCATTCATAAATGTACAGAAAAACACACCATTATGTTTTAAATTATCTGATACATTTTTTAGAAAACCTTCCAATTTTTCTTCACTTTCAAAGAAATAATGAATTGCAAACATACAAGATACTACATCAAAACCATCTGCTCCTTTACCAGTTATATATCTCAAATGTATATCTGTGACAGATTGTTTATTCATAACAGTTTTGAGAACTTTTTCACTTTCTTTATCATTGATGATTCGTGCTGTTTCACCAGTTTTAATATTCGCAGAACAATCTCCTGCTGCAAATACAATATTTGGAAAATATGCATCTTTTGGTGCATTTTTGATAAATTGCTTTCTTCTTTTCAACATTCTGGAATAACCACCACTTACTGGATTATAAATATTATGTTTTACAAAATCTATCCCTAATATAAAATTATATCCAGAGTCTATCCATCTATTCATATCACCACCATCTCCACAACATAGTTCTAACAATGAACCTTTCTTTTTAGGTATATCTTTATATAAATATCTTTTTATTCCTTGATTGTGAAAATTCAACATATGAACCGATAATAGATTATCTCTTGATATATTTCGAGAATAATAGATATCTTCAGAATCTAAATTTTCAACATCTTCAATTGATGATATATTTTCATTTCCTATTATCATCGCCATTGTTACTGGTATATGAATTGATCTCCATATATTTAATGCTACACCATAATCATTTGCTGTTTTACTTAATGTGTTTTCATTTCTATATATTCTTGTTTTATCTTCTCTTACTCTCAAAACATTCCATCTTTCACTAACATGTAATTTATCATCGTTATTATATTGAAATTCGACAATACTATTATTTTCAATTTTGTCTCCATTTTTTGCTCTCAACTCACCACTCGTATTTATTCTAATGTGTGCACATTCTACACCAGGTGTATAAAACATTTTTGGTTTGAATAAAACAGGAATATATGCAGAAGAATTGATATCATTTGTCTTTGCATATACCTTATCGTATCTTAGTTTTAAAGCTTTATCAATAGATAAATCTTCCCATTGTGTTGCATTATAACCTACATATAATTTGACTTCTCTATATCGTACACCATTTTTAGTTATAATTTTTCCATATGATATCAGAAAATCGATTGTATTCTGATCTTCTGGTTTCCATTTAAAGACTCTATCCCATTTTACATTATCTGTTAAAGTTACATTACGATTTGTATAATATGAATATACTGCTAATTTAGCAGGTGTGAAAATTAAACCATCAATATCATATGGATATTCTTGAGAATTTGTCAGAATATCTTTTGAATCTTTCAAAATATCATCACTATAACGATGATTTTTCACAATTACTTCAATATCCCCTTTTGAAATATTTTTAACAATTTCCTTTAATTTTGTATATCTTGATTCATTATCTATTAATGGCAATGATGTTATCAATTTACCACCTATATAATACATATCAAAGCAAGCATATAAATTTTTATCACTCATATCATTTCTCTTATCACAACTTACATATTCACCGTCGATCAAACTATTTGAATATTTTTTAGGCACTGTCAAACCTGTACTTTGAACTTGTAAAGTATTATTAATCAAATATAATTTTCCTTCTGAATTGACATACATTAATATTCTTTCACCATCGGCTTTTTCTGTTACTGTATATCCTGATAATATACTCACTGCACCGTATGTTTTTGGATCAATAAGATTGGAAAGTTCAAGTGTAACTGGTTTTGGTGCTAATAGAGGAATTGTATTTTTTTTATTATAATTATTTATTTTGATATCTTTTTTTACCAGATCATTGTATTCTTGTAATATTTCACTTTGTTGTTTTTGAGTTAGAATCATATTTGACATGTGTATTGTTCTTAATAATAATATGATTGCTTGAATTATTTCGGCATCTTTATTTTTTATAATGATTTTGAATTCATATTTTTGTTCTTCCTTCATTACATTTGATTGTTTCATATTATGAAAATCACCATTTGATATTTTATATAAATTTGCAATATATTCTATATTTTCATTTTCATAACATATATGTTTTTCTATTTTATATTGTTTCAAATTATCATCCCAGTAATCTGGTTTGGTTATTGATATTTTATTTGAAATATTGAATGTAATACGATCATCAAATAAATCATCTATTTCATCTTCTAATATTTTATTATTTTTATTCCAATTTATATTATTATCATATGATTCAGAATAACAATATTTGATGATATTTGATATACCGAGTAATTTCAATTCTACATTTTGACAAGAAACAGTTAAACATTCTTTTTCTATTTTTTCATTATAATTTAATGAACGAAAAACATTTGTGAAGTTATTGAAATTACTTTCGGTATATTTTCCTTTCAATGGATGAACTATTATTTCATATTCTTGATCATTATTTATTTGCTCTTTATATTTTGAAATTAAATCAAAAATTGGTAAATCCGATTGAAGTTCCATTGATTGTATCTATAATATAGAAGTCATTTTTTTATATATAAGACTTATATAAAAAAATGATGTTATAATAGATATATTATTAGCATTATGTCTGAACTTTTCATACCAATTAAATTTAATACTACACTTCAATTAAAAACTACGGAAATAGGTAGTAATATTGATGATATTTTATTGAAAAAAGTAAAAGATAATTTGGAAAATATGTGTTCAAAACATGGTTATATTAAGAATAATAGTATTAAAATTATCAAACGGTCTATAGGACAACTTATTGTATCACAATTTAATGGGAATATCATGTATAATCTTCAATGTATTGGAGAAATTTGTAATCCAGCACAAGGATCAATTCTGAAATGTAAAATTAAAGCAAAAAATTCCCTTGGTCTTCTTGGTGAAGGATTTTATGACAATATTCCTATTTTACAAATTATTGTTCCAAAATTATCAGCTGGTATTCAATCAGAAATCGATATTGATACAGTAAAGATTGGTGAAGAAATTAAAATAGAGGTTTGTGGTAAAAAGTTTCTACTATATGATAAATTTATTTCTATTATTGGAAGAGCTATTAAAGATACTAATATAGATATTCAAAATATAATTGAAACTCAATCAAATAGTGATATCGACGATGATAAAACAAATATTAATGATGAAGAAGATATTATAGAATTTGATGATGAAGAAGATATGAAATCAGAATATGATTCTGAAGAAGAAGAAGAAATAGATGATGAAGAATTATCAATTGATGATATTGATGAAGTTGTTGATGATGAATTCGACGATTTTATCGAAGACGATATTAATGAATAAATCCATATAAATGAACGTTATGTTTATATATTAAATGAATAATTTAGAAATTTGTAAATACATATATGATAATATACATCGATTATGTCAAACTGAAATAGATGAGATTTTCAAAATCCTACATAAAAATAATTGTTCATATACTCAAAATAACAATGGTGTATTTGTCAATTTAAATTGGCTTGATGAAGAAGTTTTAATAAATATAAGAGATTATATATCTTTTTGTTTATGTTCTCAAAAAGAAATTACTAAATATGAATCTATCAAAAATAAATTATCAGATAAACTTTCTATAAAAGATAAACAAATTGATTTAGACGAAGATGAAACTCATATCGTTAATGATAATATTGTTCCTATTAAAAGTTCAAAAATTTCTTCATCTATGAAATTTTATCTTTTAAAAAAAAAGTTTCAAAAAAAAAGTTCTCCAAATACTTATAATAACAATGTTCTTACACATGAAGAATATATAATTTGAGTACATTTCTTATATTTTTTCAAACATTTATAAAACTTTTATGAAATTTTGAAATTATTAATGAAATGTACTCATTTTTCAATTAATCGATATTATTTAAAAAAATGATGATATATTTGATATATTTGTTTCATAATGAATATTGATTTTATTGATAAATTTCCATCAAAAAATTCTGATAATTTACAATGGACATATACTGATAATTTAACTGCTTTTCATAAATTTACTCAATTTCAAGAAACTATCGAAAAACCACAAAAATTAACTAGCGAATCTTCGCAAAATAAAAAAAATAAACAAACACCATTTCAATTTGTGAACCAGTTTTATTATGTAGAAGATGATTATCTCAAAAATAAACTATTAGACTTTATATCAATTAAAGAATTTCAATCCATATTTGGTGTAAAAAATACAACAGAAATAATGAAAGCGATCGTAAGTGACAAATGGAATAAACAACTAGTAATTTTATTCTCATTCTTATTTGATACTTCATTCATATATTTGAAAAAAACTGTTTGTTTTGACACAAATAAAAAATATTTAAAATCACATTCTATTTAGGTATATAAGTTGGATTCATTGTTATTCGTTTAGTATCAATAAGAATTTCTAAAAGTTTGTGACAATTTTCAAATTTGGTTCCAAATTCATTTACTCCCATTAATCTTAATAATTCATCTTGAATATCTTTTTCAAGTGTTATACATTCTCTACCAGTTTTGACACCCTTCCCTTTTCCTGGTGTGAATATTTTGAATTTATTTCCTTTTTTAGTCGGAGTTATAAAACCCCATGGTAACCCTTCTTGTGTCATATTAGGGATATCATTTCTTTTTGTACGATTTGAAAGAAGTTCTTTCATTTCCTTATCTGTTATGTCTCGGTAAATATTATTTTGAAATATAATTGGTTCAAATTCTGTATTGAAAATATTTACAAATCCAATATATTTATTCAAAATATTGGATGAATTAATTTCATCATTCTTTATTAATACACCATTACTATATAGTGCATTGGCAATAAATTCATATTGTTCACTTAAGTCATTTGAGTTTATTATTGTTTTCAAAAGATTTGTTAGACATTCTTCATTCATTGATAAATAAATACTGACAACTGCATGATCATAACTTTTATTTGATATTTTCTTTAAATCTTTGTTTGTACATACTGTTTTTTCTATCTTTTTTGTTTCCTCTCGACTTAATTTGATTTTTTTCATAATTTTATTTTCAATTTTAACAATATGAATTCCCTTATTATGCAGAAATAAATTATAACCATCCAATAATATCGTTGGAAAAATTGAAAGATTAATTACTTTATATATCACCTTTTTATCAAATTTAATGTTTTCAATTATTTCATCCATTTCTATATACCATTTATTCTTTTGAATATGATTCAATATTATTCTTCTTATTTTTTGTTGTATCATTGGTATCATATGTTTATATGTATCTTCACGAAATCCTGTATATTTTTTTACAACAATATCTTTACATAATGGTTTAAATTTATCTTCATCACCTAATTTATATTTTATGATATTATTTTGAGAATCAATTATTTTCATTTCACCTAATTCAAACAAATTTTTGGGGAAATAATTCATATTTTTCATTAAAAAACAATCAATCGAATTATCTCTTATTAAATTTTCCACTTTATTCATTGTTAAATATTTATATGATGATATACGCAAGGCATGTATATCTACAGTTTCTTTTGATTCATCATTATAACTAACATGTATGAAAACATTCACATTTCTTTTCTCTAATGGAAGATCTTGGTGACGACAATTTCTTATACCACGACCTATTACTTGTTTGAGTTTATTGAAATGAAACCATGGTTCTAGTATATGCATTTCTCTTATATTAAAAAAGCTTAATCCTTCACTAGCAACAGGTGTTATTAACACAACTTTTATCTTTGAACCATCTATATTATTTTTATTATTTATCTTTTTTACGAGACTGTCAAAAGAACTTCCTTTCATAATATCACTATTGTCACTTGATAATATACAATATTTAGGATTCGTTTTTCCATATTTAATAGGATTTATTATTTTCGGATTATGTAAAATATTATTCCCTTCCTCTCTTTGAAATCCAAGATGTTCTAAACATATCGCCATTGGTATAATTCCATTCCAAATATAACCTGAATATATAACTATAACACCTTCTGTATTTCTTATAATATTTGATATATTTAACATTTTTCCAGAATATTTTCCAAGATGTTCACTATCTGGTAATAAAGCATTTTGGTATTTTTTGTTATATTCTACTGTAAGATTTCCATCATTTCTCCTTGTAAAAAAAGTATTAAACCCTTTTTCTCCTAAATCTGTATCATATACTATATTTGTATTTTGCAAATTTAAAATATTGGTATCGTTATGTTTTTGTAAATATTCTTTCTGACTTATTCCAAAATTTGACAAAACAATACTATCATTTATATTTTTTAACCAGTTTTCATATTTTAATTCAATTTTATTACCATTTGAATCTAATGTAAATTCTTTTTCAAGATATTTGATATTTTTGGTTGCAAATTTGGGAGATAGTTCTAAAGCAAATGTAAAAGGATTTTTACCTCTTAAATATGATATATAATTACTTGATAATTGTTTTATTTGATTTTCCACAGTTTTTGTCATATTTTCAAGAGAGGGTAGAGGTAATTTCAAAATTTCTCTTTTATCATTTAATACAAGTAAATACAACAAATATAATATATCATCTACCTGATTATACATGGGTGTAGCTGACAATAAAACCAATCTGTTATTTATTCCAGTTTTTGAGACATTCACTAAGCTTGAATAAATATCCTTTTCCATATTCTCACTTCGAATATTATGTGCTTCATCTATTATTATCACTTTGTCCTTAACAATTCTATTTTTTGAAATATATTCATTTTCAATATATGTTGCAAATTTATCATATGTAAATATTCTATATCTTGATTTAATTAATTTTTTGATATTTTGTTTTGCTTTTTCTTTATCACCATTGTTCATCAAATTTGCAAGTTTTATATATAAATCACCAGTACATTGATTCGATAAATTTGAGAAATTTTCTTCATAATCCATCAAATTAAATATTTGATCTTTAAATCCTGATTTCAATGACTGTGGCATAATAACCCATATTTTAGGTTCATCATCAATTGTATGTGAACTTAAAAAAGATTCAGCCAATGTTATTGCCGAACATGTTTTACCAACACCAACACCGTGATATAATAATATCCCCTTATAAGGTGTTCTTGATGAAATATAATTACTAACAAAATATTGATACATTGTCTTTTCGAATCTAGAACAAAGTTCATTTGATTTTTGATAATATTCATCTACATTTTTTATATTATCGAATTTCTCAACTTTATATAAATAATATTCATATAATTCACTTATTTTTGACGCGAAATCAGGGTCATCCAAATTTGGATAATAAGAATTATATTCTTTGATTTTTGGTTTATCATTTAATAATTCTGTACATTCTTTTTCTATTTCTTTTAATATTTTACTATCTTTTTTGAGATTGTATTTAGTCAATGGATTTTTCATTTTATTTTTTGACCAATATAGACAATCATCAAGAGTTAATTTTTTTTTCAAAAGATTGACACCCTTGGTCATTTATCTAATATATTACAATATCTTTTCTTTTTCTTTCAAGATTTCATGTATCTTATTGACAATATTTTTTCTCTCAATATTATGTTGTTTAATATGTTGTATGGTTTCCATGTGATCATACCATTTTAATGCTCTTACTTCTCTGACTTGTTCTATACAATTTTGATCGATTGAAATATCAATATCATTATTTTTAATCCTTGCAACATAATATGTATGTTTATATAAAACTTCATTTGTTCCGAAAAATATTTCTTCAAATGGTGTAATATCTTCTAAAACTTCAATATCATCGGGAATTAATCTTGTTTCTTCACAAAACTCTCTCACCGCACAATCAATATCATTTTCTTTCAATTTTCTTCTCCCCTTTGGAAAACCCCATTCTTGTTCGTGTTCAGATGCATAAAAAGTATTATAAACTAATTTCTGTATAATATTCCGATCTTTTAAATATTCAAATTTGTTTTTAGATTCATTATATTCATTTGTATGTTTAATATTTGTTGCATTGTTTTGATACCAAGCATAATTCCATATCTCATCAAAAGTATTATTTGCTAATAAATATTTTTCATCTTTGGTCATAGAATTTACAAGTTTTTTAATATATACAATATCATTTATTGCATATTTCCCTCTAATAAATTCCATAAAAGATAAACTATCTTTACGCTGAATCATTAAAAAATTAATTTTATCTTCCTTTTTCTGATAACATATAATTCCAAAACTCATTATTGGATGAATACAATCTTTATATAAATGACCATTTATTCCACAATTACGACATGTCTGTGTGCGATTATGTTTTTTTTCATTTTCATATAATTTACTCATGAACTTTACTTTCTTAACACATTTTCATTTTATATATGTTTCATAATAAAATTTAAATTTATTATTGGCAAAACTGGTTCACATTCCCATAAATGTTTCTTCATAAATGTATGAATTTTATATTGTTTTGGATATAAATGATACAAACAACTTTTTGAATTATTATGTCGCATATTCGATTCTTTCAATAAATTATGACTTTCAACTGGTAATACAATTTGTAACTGAATATCCGGTGTTATTCCAGGATCTATATTCTTGACTTGTGGACATTTGTTTCCTACTATAAAATTATATATATCCTTTACACTTGGAGGATATTGATATGGATAATACCAAATATTATCAATATTATGTTTCTTATAATAGTTATATGTCCAATATATTCCATATACATATTGATAACAAGCTTGTTGTACAACTGATGTATCATTTAAAATATTAGTTTGAAAGAACTCCTTATAATATATTGAACGCCATTTTTGATTATTACTATATATTACTTCTATTAGTCTAGGTTTATTCTTTATTCCATAAAATTCACTTGGTTTTGTTTCTTGATTGCAAACAAATTTCATATATTTCTCAATTTCTCGATGAAATTCGATATCTTCATTTTGATATATTTGTTGAAATATATCAATTAATGTATTATAATTTATAGTGTTATTTGTTATTAATAATCCATTATTTCTGATAGCATTTCCTGTATATGATATTAATTTCTCATATCCATTTGATTTAAAATTGAGTGTTAGAAGATGTGGGATAAAATCATTTCCCATTAATGAACACATAACACAATATGTTTCAACAAGTTCATTTGATATATTATCATCTATTTCTTGTATATTCCATTTTTCAATAAGTTCTTTTATTATTGCTTCTCGTAATTTATCAATTGATACATATAATGTCTCATTATCTTCTCTCATCAAATATATATTTGATTTTTGACTCATTAGTGATAATATAATAAGATCAGCATCTAATCCATTAATAAGACATGCTTCATCCTGTTTTTTCAAATCTTTCATATATTCAAATATTTTATGTTCCCCTTCACCTTTATTATCACTTCCATCATAAATAATTGTTTTATTTGCGACCTTTTTATTAAAATAGTCGTTCAATTTTGTCATAAACTTTGTTCCAGGTGTTATAGCATTTGTATCCCATATAACATCAGTTTGATCTATTTTGTTTCTGAAGACTGACAAATATCGTCTTTTTCTTTGTTGAATTATTTTGGCCATTGGTACAACACCGTCAACACATATAAATGTTTTCTTTGGTTTAAAATCTTTAATATCTTGTTTAACCTTTTTTTCAAGATTTTGAATTAACAAATCTTCGTCGAATTTATTTTCTTCAATCATCTTTTTGCTTATTGGATGAATTGTCCCATTAAAATCCATGAAATAATTTTTGATTTTTGGTTTTTCATAAGTTACAATATTTTCATATTTTTTCCAAAGTGTTGAAAAGAAGAATGGAATACCCATAATATTTTTTAATAAACATTAATATCATTTTTTATTTTTCTTTCTATTCAAATAGATAGATATGTCCTTTTTTGATTTACTTATAGGTTCTGAACAATCTAAATATGCCGCTATAGCTATTATTTCGGTGATATTTGTGATATGTATGTCATTTTTAATCAATAATACAGATGTTTCACTTAGTGAAAGATTTGTAACGGTTATTTTATTAATTCTTATTGTTCTTTTACCAGCATGTTTAGCACTGTTTGAACTTACTTGTATCGTAAATGGTGATTCCAAAAATAGCGATACCTATTGTGGATATTATGCTTGGGCGATAACACTTATTATAATTATACACTGTGTTATTATTATTGTTTCTACTTTCTCATCAATGTTTGTATATAAAAAAGCTAAAATTACCGTAGAAGCCGATAAAAAAGTCAATACCTTATCTCCCGCAAATGCTAAACAAATTGCGGAAAATATGATGAATTACGATGAATCACAAAAATCCCAAGAAAAAAAAGATCTTGTAACCCCGTTCGCAGAGCCCAAAGTGGAAGAAAAGAAAAAACCTGATGAGAAAAAACAAGGGGGAGCTGATCATCTCCTAGATGTTATGCCAAATAGTATGATTAAAGATAATGGCGATATACAAGGTCTAGACACCGGTGATTATGCTAATATTGAATGAATCTAATTATTTTTTAAAATTATTTAAACATATGATATAATTTAATATATGATTTATGCAAAACATTTGTTACGAACTTTATCACGAGTGGTTTCAAAACTCGGATAAATGGTTCTCTCAAGAAAGTGATTTTGACATTTATATTTCGAATAAATACATGTCCAATATATTACACTATTGTAATGACATAATTGATAATATAATTAAATATGATAAGACATCTATGATAGGTGCAATTATTGCTTATGATCAAATTCCAAGACACTATAACAGAATTGAAAATATCGATTGTCAAAAATATTCTTTAATTGCTAGAGATATATCATTATATTTGATAGATAAAATAAATAACAATGAAGATTTATTTGATTCGATTACACCACATGAATGGTGTTTTATATTTTTACCATTTCGTCATGTAAACGATATACATAAGGTGAATTCTATAATAAACTTTATGTTATGCAAACATAATAATGAAATAGCATCTATTAAAGATAGAACAATATATAAAAAATTTATTTATCATTGTATTCGTGATGTTTTTCAAATAAATACAAAAAGATTTTTAAATTTACAAAAAGTAAATCTTAGTTCACAAAAATTATACTCTGATGATAATTGGGATAAATATTCATCAATACTTGAATATAAACCAATTGGAAATATAGATAGGATACAAAATCATATTGTAAACGATTTTCAGAATGAAATAAATAAAATTTCAAAAGAAAAATTAATAATCGTATCTTTATCCGGTGGAGTTGATAGTATGATTTCACTGCATTTATTGTCACAATTTTATCAGGTTTCAAATATTGTAGCTGTTCATATAAATTATAATAATAGAAAAGAATGTAAGAATGAAGTGAATTTTATAAGACAATATTGTTCATTACTTGGCATTAAATTTTTTCATAGAAAAATTATCGAAATTAAAAGAGATGATTGTAGGAACAACGGACTTCGTGAATTATATGAAGTCGCTACCAAAAACATAAGATTTGATATGTATAAACAAGTTGCACAATTATTTGATAACAATGATTATATTGTATTGTTGGGTCATAATAAAGATGATTGTTTTGAAAACATTATAACCAATATTGGTATGAAAACTAATTATAATAATCTTTGTGGAATTGAAATATTATCCAAAATAAATGATATTGTTTTTTGGAGACCACTTCTCAATATTCGCAAAAGAGATATTGTAAATTATGCCAGATGGTGTAATATCCCTCATTTACAAGATAGTACACCAAAATGGTCTCAACGAGGTAAGATAAGAGATAATGTTTTACCAAGTTTAGAAGAAATAAACGATGATATTGTTAATTCATTTTTCGAATTAAAAAACAGAATGTCTGAAAATGAAAGCATTGTGCAAACTTTTGTTATAAAGAACTTGGTAAAGAAATTTGAATATATTGATAATATGTTTACCGCGATAATACCCCATGATATGTTATTGAACGATATTAATATATGGAGTTCTGTTTTTCGAACAGAGCAATTTAATTTCAAAATTAGTCATAAATGTTTGAAAGAGTTTGTAAAATATATTGACAAATGTCTATCAAAATCAGATAATAAAACAAAATTTGTTCTTAAACATAATATTCATGTAATTGCACATATTATAAATGATAATATGATAAAAATAAGTTTTATTCTTCTTTAGAACATCTAAAATGGTCTTGATGATGTTAATTGTTTTTTTATTGAAACATCTTGAGGACACCAAGATATGTATATTGTATTGTTATTTGGTTTTGGTAAAATTTGAACCAATAAACCATTCTTTTTCAATGTTTTTGTAATATATTCTATACAATCATCAATTCTATATAAGGGATATCCTATCATTATATATGGTATTTCAAAAAAAATATTCATACCACCTTGTTCAGCAATTTTTTTTATTTTTTCATGACATTTTTTCAAAATGACATTATATGTATTTATACGAGATCTATCTTTTTTATTTTTCATTTCATATAGTTCAGAAATCGAAATTTGTGGATACATTTGTTTACTATATTATATTATTAATTTAGAGTTATATATAACACTCTATGTAGAAGGAGGAGGATTTATTTTACCGTCGATTTGTGAAACAATTTTAGATAATTCTCTTTCAGTGATTTCATGTCTTGTATCTCCTATTTTTAATATAACTGTGGGTGCACCAGTTATATCTTCATCATTGTCAGATGTTAATTCTGTTTCAACAAGGTCAATAGATAATTGTTTTTCAACAAGAGCACCAGCAAGTTGATCCCATACAGGTTTAAATTCCTTGCAATGACCACAGTTAGGTAAATAATAATAAGTTAGTGTAGGATTTTGAGGTTCAGTAGTGAAAGCTTCAAAGCATTTACCAGAAAATAACAAATATGCAATCGCCAATAATAAAATGATGCCAACAATGACTAGAACATAGAATAACCAATCGGATTTAGATTTTTTAGATGAAACCATTGATTTCATACTAGAAGTTACGGATTTTAAACTAGAAGTTACGGATTTTAAACTAGAGTTGCCACTTTTTTTCGCCATCTTGTACTAATGTTAGTAAATATTTTTTTTAAAACCGTTTTTGAATGAACATTGTATTTTTGTAATTTTTGTCATATATTATTGTTTTCACAAAATTGTTATTTGATATTTTAATATAATCTTGAATCATTTTATAAACTCGTGTATCATTTATAGTAAAACTTATCCCAATACAGTTATATGATGATGAATATAACCCACCATTTCTTTTATCAAGATGATGAATAAAATCCAGGAACATATTTTGATTTAGTACAACAATTCTTTTATCCAATATATTATAATCGAATGATTTATCAATAAATTCGATATTTTCAACACCATAGTCATTCAAATTTAGGTAATCGTATATAACATTTTTTTCATCATCATCATTTGTAATAATAATGGTGCGATAAATCGATTCTTTACAAAATATATCATTTTCAATTCCTTTTATGAATTCACTAACACTCATTTTGTTATTGAATCATAAATTATAATAATTCTTATATAAGATTTAATTTATTTATATAAAATATATGGTTAATGATGATATATGTGATGTGATAATTGTTGATTTTGATATTTTTCAAAATGAATTAAATTCAAATACACAAAGAAATATTGATAAATTACTTTTAAAAAAACAATATATGATAAAAAATTTCAAATGTTTTTCCGGAGATTTTCACGAAAGAAAATATGTAAAATATTTTGATAAAGAAAAAAAAACAAATAAGCTCCACATTATACCAAGTAATTGTACAAATGATATTAAATTTAAAAAAGATTTCACGGGTCTAATGAATAAATTTACACAACATAATAAATCATCACTTTTTCCAAAAATTCAAAATTTCATTACGAATATTCATACACAAGAGGAACGAATTATTATTTTTGAAATTGTTTGGAAATTCATTAAACAATCATATAATGAAATATATTTAGAAGTATTATTATGTTTTGACAAGAAATTTATTGAGGATTATATTGATTCATTTATTAAAAATAAGACTTGGTTTCCAAATGAAAATATTTTGAATAATGATATGATGATATCTTCTAAAGATGATGAATCATATGAATTATATTGTTCCTATGTAAAATGGAAAAAAGAAACACTATCTATTTTACATTGTATAAATAATATTATTTCAGTCTTAGAAAAAAAACATTTAATAATTCCTTTAATGAATGATTTATATAATTTACTAGTCAGTGTTGAAAATAAAAATGATAAGGTTCATGTATTTGATTTTATATTGGAGGTCATAAATATAAATAAAAAAGAGGATCATTGTATGAATTTAATTCAATATATTCAAACAATCGATACAAATAATTTGAAAAGCTCGTCCAAGTTTTTGATAATGGATATCTTAACAACAAAATAAATTTCGTTTAATATTATAGATGTTTACTATTATATCACAGATACTGGTAAATTTTGTAATATTTACATTTTTAATAATTATGTACACATATTTAAACAAACTTGAATCAATTGGTTGCGAATGTGCAAATCATCCGTATAGAAAAATAATTAAATCTTTTACATATTTTGCATTTATATTCTTAATCTTTACTTCGATTGTTACCACTGATATTATAGGTAAATATTTTGGAGATACTATAGCCTTTTTATATACATTTATTAAAATTATCTTTTATACAATATGTATTGTATATTTTTATATGGTTTTGGTTTTTACAAGATATCTTGTTAATGAAAAATGCAAATGTTCAGATGACATAAGAAGAGAAATATTGACAGTTGGTGCTTTAATTGAAATAATTGTATTGATATTAGGACTATTATTAGTGTTGATATTACCAATTATAATTGGGTCTTTGCTTTATTTTATGGAAAATTATAAAAGTCTTGATAAAGAGATGTCAAGATCATTCACTAAACCTTTCAGAACTTTTGCTAAAATTCCTTCAAAAATGTCGAAGAAAAAAATAAGTCGAGATTCAAAAGAAATATTTAAATCTTTAAAATCTTCTATAAAATCATCATAAATTTAATGTTCTTTTATTTTTTCCTGATTTTAAAATTTTGATATCAGCAGTATCTTCAATTATTGAAGTTATTTCTTCATCGCTTACTGAAAGAGTTTCTATATTATTTTGTTCATTATTAAGCGAAATTTTACTATGTACATTATTAATTATATTGTCAATATCGTTATATGATCTAGGTGCAGGTTCGTCTTCGAACATTTGTCGTGAAGACTGACCTGAACCAAGATTATTGAATAAATTACTTACCATTCCAAATAATCCGGGTCCATTATTTGATTTAGTATTTTCTTTACTGTTTCCGGATATATATTGTTTTGCAGCAGCTGATTGAAATTGTTTCATTAAATCAGGATTAGATCTCAAAACATTTTCTACATCAGGTAATGGATTTTCTTTAAACATTCTGTTTGTTAAATGAAACATAAATGCACTTCCGGATAATGATATAAATAATCTCAGTTCTGGTGACATTTTTTTACCCTTAGATTTATATTTCGTATGCAATTCTTCAAAAATATCATCATAATCTAATATATTATCATGAACCTGTTCTGACCAACCTTCTAATCTTACAGCAAATGGATCATATCTTGTATTAAGATATTCCGTCCCTGTTACAAATGCCATTAACATCTTTCTTTGAAATCTTATACTGGCATCGACTTCCTTTTCTTTTAACAATTTACTATATTCTGATCTCATCTCGTGAATGTTTGATTCCAAATTGAATTTAAAAGGTAAACGATAACCTTTGGATTCTAATCTCTCCATTTGATATAATAATTCCATTTTTTCATTTAAAGCATTTTTAGGATTTTCACGATGTTCTTTATGTGAATGGATGACCGTATTCATTTCTTCTTCATCATCATCTTCATATTCACTTTCAGAACTTTTTTTGCTCTCAGACTCATCATTTGAATCATCGCGATCATTCATATCATATCTAACAGTTTTATTATTTTTTGATGATGCTGTTGAAGAAGTTGTATTTGATATTGAAGAACAACTAGATGATGCTGATGATATAGATAATACATCACTGCTGATTTTCTTTTTGTTAAATAAAATATCTTTGCTATCTAATCCTTGAGAAAAAGGCATTTCAGAATATGTCATTTTCTTAACTGTATATTATTTACTTTAATATGTTTAAATAATTATTGTTATATTCAACGCGATTATTATTTATATTTTTGTAATGTATATGGATAATCTGTTATAACACCTATATTCAATGATGTCAATATATTGAAGGTATTTCTATCATTGACTGTGAAAACATAAATGCAATATTTAAACATCGATAGTTCTATTATTTCTTCAAGAGTATTGTGGTGAATTGAAACGACAATTCCCTTACATTTATATTTATCTAATATTTGTAACCAATCATTTGGAATTTTATCAACTATATACATTCTATCAAAATCTGGTATAACATATCTAGCAATTTCTAATGATTTGGTATTATATGATGATATAAATAGATTTTCGGATTTTGCATATGTTTTTATTTGATTACACACCAATCGCGGTGTTTTAATATCATTATTATCTGATTTAATTTCAACATTGAGAAAAATTTGATTTCTATTGCACGAATTTATCATTTCTTTTAACAATGGAATGTTGTATTTTTTACATAAATTATAACTGCAATCTTTCACATAGGTTTTTTCATCTTTAGAAATTGATATTTTTTCATCATGATATAATATAATTTTATCGTCTTTGGTTAATCTCGCATCAACTTCTATACCATGAATATGCATGTTTTTCGCAACATCGACTGCGAGTATATTATTTTCATATCCGAATTCCATAACACCACGATGCCCTATCACTAGTGGTAACATACTAAAAATATATGAATTATTTTTATATAAAAATAAACGCTCTGAGACGGAATTGAACCGCCGACCCTTCGGTTAACAGCCGAATGCTCTAAACCAACTGAGCTATCAGAGCAAGGGTTCGTCACCCTATGATATATAGCATAGATAATCCTTATATGTTTTTTATAAAAGAGTACATTTCACATGAAAATCTTAAAAAAATATAAACCTTCATGAAAATTTAAAATAAATTAAGAAATGTACTCTTTTTTAGATTAGATCATTTAAACCTTTGATAAGATCCCTTGTTTTTTTTCTTAGTTTTCAAATTCTACTGTCGAACTCTTAATCATTTCCTTTATCTTTGATAAAACAGCATTATATTTTTGATTATCTGATTTATTATAGATAATGAATAATTTATTTCGTATATGTTGGTACTTTTCAATGTCTTTTATTTCATTTAACAATTGTATTTCATTGTTGTCGCAATACATGAGAAGAACTTCGGTATTGTCTTTCATAAGATTGGTAGACAGTAGTCCTATATCTTTCTCTTGCCAACAATTGTCTTCCAACACTTGACATTTATTATCATTTGAATATTTAATATTATTATTTTCTGGAAATTTTTTATCAAAATGTTTCTTTTTTATAAATAAAGGAACAGTGTTTGTACCAGACTGTAACATTTTGATGATATCCTCATTTGAAATATGATCTATTCTTTCAGATCCAAAATTATTGATAACAATATTATTTTGTATATTATTATTTGTAATAGTATTATTATTTGTTATGTTTTGAATATTTGGTGGTCGTGCATGTATAATGCTTCTTGCCTTGCATTTATCTGCTTTGATATGTCTTGATTTGTGTTTTCTATTTGAAAAAGAAATCATACATCTGGGACAAGTAAGACTATCGACCTTATTGCAAACTTTCTCATGATTATGTAAATGTCTTGCAGTTTTATAAATTTTATTACATTTTGAACAAGATAAAAGACATGGGGGGACATTTTGTACATTTGGGGGGACATTTTGTATTTTTGGGGGGACATTTTGTACATTTGGGGGGACATTTTGTACAGTTTTAGAAAGTTCATTATTTTCAAATATTTTATCTTTATGTTTAGCATTATGATGTCTTTTTAAATCAAAACGACGATTTGTACTATATATACAAAACGTGCATTTATGCGTTTTTTTTGCGTCGTTTTGCGTCATTACTATATTTGGTGTACATATTTATTCTTTAAATGTAAGAATCGCATCAGAAAAGTAAATTTACTGCGTTTTTTAGACCCTCTCTCCCCCCATGGTGTTTCCATGACTCTTCAAAAATGATGTTTTTTCCAAGTTTTCAAATTCTATTGTCGAACTCTTAATCAATTCTTTTATTTTCGAGAGAACAGTATTATATTTTTGATTATCTGATTTATTATAAACAATAAACAACTTATTTCGTATATGTTCGTACTTTTCAAAGTCTTTTATTTCATTCAACAATTGTATTTCATTATTATCGCAAAACATTAGAAGTACTTCGGTATTGTCTTTCATGAGATTGGTTGATAAAAGACCTATATCTTTTTCTTGCCAACAATTATCTTCCAATACTTGACATTTGTTGTCATTTGAATATTTAATATTATTATTTTCTGGAAAGTTTTTATCAAAATGTTTTTTCTTAATATACAAGGGAACTGTATTCAAACCGCTTGTAAGCATTTTTAAAATATCATCATGAGAAATATGATCGATCCTTTCTGATCCAAAGTTGTTGATAATAAAGTTATTTGTATTGTTTGTATTATTTGTTGTATTATATATATTTTGATTTTGAATTATGTTCTGAATATTTTTGTTATGATAATGAATAATACTCCTTGCTGAACAATTATTTCGTTTTATATGTTTATGTTTTGCTGATCTTGTCGTAAATGAAATCATACACTTTGAACATGTTAGTTCGTCAATTCCTTTACAAAAAGATTTGTGTTTTATGAGATGTCTTTTAGTTTTATAAATCTTGAAACACATTGGGCATACATTTTGTTCATTTGGGCATACATTTTGTTCATTTGGGCATACATTTTGTTCATTTGGGCATACATTTTGTTCATTTGGGCATACATTTTGTACAATATGTGAAAAACCCGTATTTTCATTTAGTTTATCAGTATGTTTAGCATTTTGGTGTCTTATTAGATTGCATTTTACATCAGTTTTATAATCGCAAAAACGACATTTAGTAAAGGGAAATGGCATTTTTATCAATATACTACATATATGGTACTTTTTTATTTATCTTTTTATATCGTTTTCAGACCATAAAATGATAAATTTATCACCTCTCTCCCCCCATGGCGTTTCCATGACTCTTCAAAAATGATGTTTTTTCCAATATTTATAAAAAAGAGTACATTTCTTATTATTTTTGAAATTTTCATGAAAGTTTTATATTTTTCTTCAATTTTGAATGAAATGTACTCTTTTTTATTTTATCAAATCTAAAGATACAAACCCAATAGCCTCCCTTAGTATTGCAACAACCATATCAATTGAAATAGAAGTGTCTTTTTCTGATATCATATGTTGTACAATCATATTATCTGTCTGCAAATTCGGAATATTTAACTCTTTTTGATAAAAATGAAATAGTCTCTTAAAGCCCTTCGCAATTCCATATTCATTTAAAACATTTGATATTTTATTTTCAGATATTAAAGTGTTGATATAAAGAAATATGAAACTATCCGTCATTAACCACTTTGTTGGATTCATTTGACTTGATAAAAATCCTATATTGTGATTATTCTGAAATATTGAAAACTCTCTTATAAATTTCTCTATTTCCGACTGTGGTGTATTACAAATCTTGTAATTAAAGCAATCATATGCAAATATAGAATCATAATATTGTTCCTTTTGTAATTTATTCAAATCTAGATCATCAATATTTTCAAATATATCATCATTTTCTATTATTATTTCATCCTTCTTTTTAATGACATTTTTCTTAACTCTTTTAGATCTCTTTCTGATGGATTTAGTGACCATTGTGTTGAGTTATTTTAAACTAATATTCATTTTTTATATAATGTCGTAAAAATAACTTCATATAAAATAAAATATGTTCGGATGCTTAATAGAACTTTTGATTTATATAATTTACGAAAATGAATTAACAAAATATTTTTGTAATTGCTGTCCTTATAATTCAAATGATGATGAAAAATACACTCCTTTCTTACAAAATGCTTGAAAAAATAATATATCGAATAAATAGATCGTCTTTAATGAAAAATAATATTGAAATATATCTGCATTTATTTGCTATGTTAATAATCGCATTTTTCAATATAACAATTTGTGTAATGATTATTTCTTTAGATGTCGCCACCTTTTTCAAACTTTTTGCAGTATTAGTACTTATATGCTGTCTCTATGTTTTTTCAATTGAATCAACATATTTTCCACATATTGGCCCTACCCTTTTACCAGATATTTCAAATGATACTAATGATGATCTATCAACAGTTGTATTGAAAATAAATGCACCAGATAATACTAAAGTAATTTATTGGAATACAAAAAATAAAAATTTTCACACAGGAAATTACGACATTTTAACAAGTGGAACATCATATATAAAAGATAATGAAACAACTGTCAATTACTTTGACAATAATACAATAATATATTATAGAATATTAATACCTGGACAAAATGTAATGTCTGCTTTATATAGACATCAACTATAACATAGTTTGACAGACACTTTATCAAATTGTTTTATATTATGTTTTAATATAGAATCTGTAATCTTTTTCCAAAATAAATCTTTTGCAAATTTTTTATTATGTCTATTAATTTTTTTATATCTTTTGAAAAACCATCTATGTTGCGATTCCCTGTCAATATCATCCAATATATCATCATTATATTGACAAATTCTACTTAATGAAATTAATTCTTCAACATGTTGTTTGATAGGCTCTTTTTGTAAATTCTCAACTTTAATTTTTTTCCAAAGATCACAAAACACAATTTGTTCATATGATGGACACAAAATAAAATTTGATAAACAGTCTATAAAAACCTTATTGTTATCAATTACTAATATATTATGTAACGATATTTTTGAACCTTTATTGTTTTTTTGAATTTGTGGAAATATCTTCTTAACGGATTTTTTATAAAAACCATCACTATCTATTATACAGTCTTTTCTGGTAAATAATGGACGATTGAATTTAATTCCACAACCTTTTTCAATATATGAAATCTCTTTATTTGCCCATTCTGTTTCAGATGCTGTATATATATAGAATTGACTTTTTGGATTATACTTCTTCATCTCATTTATAAAATAAACAAAATATGGTCTTATTAATTTGGATTTCCTATCATAATATGATGATAATAACCCCTTGTTTATAATTTTTCCATCGTTTTTCTTTATCAAATCATCAATATTATTCATCAAAACTTGATACGAACAATCGCCTATTATTGTACCATCTAAATCAATTATAAATATGAACGGTGACAATGACATATCTATTGAAGAATAAGAAAAAAATGAATTTATTTCAAAGAATACATCAATATGGACAATTTCTCAAAAGTTGAACTTCTTGCATTGATTAAAAAATTCAACAAAAAAAATGAAAATAAAATCATAAATATCGATAAACTGAAGAAAAAAGAATTATATGATATATGTTTGAAATATAATCTTATTTCTGCTTCACAAGAAAATGATGTAGTCATCAATTATAAAAATGTTCCTAAAGAACACATCTTACAAAATATTCAAATATATTTTCTTAAACAAAATAAATCTTTACCAACTGAATTCGTTAAAAAGAATAAAAAAGAACTGATAGAATTTGTAGAATTGAATGATGTCCCACATTATACCCCTGAAATGATTAAAAAAGAAATCAAACAAAGAGAAAATGATGAATTTTATAAACAAGTTATAATATATAATATTTTGAGATATGATAATGTAGATGTAAAAAACATTCACAATGAAGAAGAATATATTATTGAAAATAATTTGGATACCGATTTGACATACATGAAGCAATATGCAAATCTTTTGAAAAAGTTATATGATGCATATTATACATTTTGTAATGATATTGGTATCGAATATGATGATGATAAAATGAAATCTTTTCCAAAAATACTATCCTTGTTAAAAAGTGTATCAAAATAAAATAAAAAAAAATAATCAAGACTATTAGAGTTTAAGACTTCATGTCTTTTGAAAATGATATACCTTTTGGTGTGAAAGCATCAAATGTGTCATCCATAGCAAGTTTTGCTTCAACACTGGATGATTCTTATATTCTTGTTATTGCTAATAATTGTAATGAAGAAGTTTATAATGGTAATAATTACGATACTGTATATAATGATGTTACAAATGCAGCTGTATATGGTGTCAATTCATCACATAAACAACAAGCATATATTGGGGTTAAAAATGATAATATTTTACATAAAATAGCTACATTCGATGAAGATATTGTTCAATTGAATGTGGACACACACATATCTGGAAATATTCTACCATCTTCACATGCAATATATGATATCGGTGTTTCAAATTTTGCGTGGAGAAATATACATGCTGAAAATGTTGAAGCGGGATTTTTTCAAGGTGATGGTAATAAATTAACAAACCTTGATTTAACAAAATATTCGGTCGATGATTTGAAACAAGGAGAAAATAACAAATTTATCGAGAATAATACATATTATGATAATTTAACTATTGATGGTGGTCTTAATGTCAAATTTTTGATGATAAATGGTGTTCTATTTGCTAATTCAAATGATGATATACAATCTCTTTTTTATTCTAATCTTAATTTTGGCAATAATAGTGGTGGTGGTGGAAATAATAATGGGGGTGTTATTGACACAACAGGTGATGTAAAAATTCAAGGAACTTTAGAGGTCGATGATATTATAGTTAACAATCATATTTCTATTTTGAATAAATCGGTTTATAGTTCAGAATGTTTGGATATTGTGAATTATACTGATAATCCAACTTTTAATATTAAACAAATTGGTAACGGGGATGTATTCAAGATTTCAAATGATTATGAAAATGTTTTTACAATGAAAAAGAATGGTTTCATTGGAAATCATGATAATCCAGAATATGAAATTGATATACATGGTACTATTAAATCATTTAACTTTCGTGGTGGAGGCTCCTCGCTTACAAATGTAAATTTATCAGATAAATCAACATCACATTTGAGAGAAGGTGTGAATAAATATTATACAGATGAACGAGTTTATAATGTTCTATGGGGTGAGGAATATTTTTCATCAAATCCATTCATTCCTTATATAGATACTGTTGAAAGAAATGTTATTGATAGTTTGGATGAATTACGATATGCAGTATATGGTATTAATCTTGATAAAATATATCAAGGATCTAATAATAAATATATCGTCAATAATATATATAATAATTCGTTATTGGTTAATGGTACATTGCGTGTCAAAAATATTGAAATAATTGAAGAATTTGAATATGATGCAATTGAAGCATATAATAATGGATTATATTCTAATTCAAATGCAATATCTAATTATGATTTTGGTGCAGGAAGAGTTACAACTGATACTGTTTCAAATGTGATTTATGGTATATTAAGTAATGTAGATTTAAAAGATATATATGATGTTGATAAAATTAATACTGGATTCAGTAATACAATAGTGCAAGCATCGAGTAAATTTGAAACAGATATTACAACTATCAATACTGATATTTTGAATATAGTTGAAGATATTCAAAATTTAGAAAACAAACTAATTCAAACAACACTTGATGAAATTGGGCAAGGTACTAGTAATAAGTTTATCGAAAACGATCTTTATGATAGTTCACTATATGTAAATGGTACTTTAACTGTGAGAAATATAGAAATTGTTGATATTGAAAACTTTTATGAAGTATTTCAAACATCTTTGCCTGAAACTAGTGATTATTTTATGAATACTGATAAAGTTAAAAATATTATCGAAGAAGTATTAGTGATTAAGAACTTTGAAGGACAAATTGATGATAAGTACGAATTAATGTCATATGCTCTTGAAAGTGAAAAAACAAAACTCAATATAAGAATAAATGCTCAGGCAAATGAGATTAATATTCTAAAAACAGAAATAAATTTTCTAACTCTAGGATTACAAAATGCAATATCTAGAATCGAACAACTCGAAAACACCTAAATTATTTTTTCTAGTATTAAATATTTACTTATTTTGACCCACTGCCTTACCCTTACCCACCTTACCCTTACCCGCCTTACCCTTACCCATCTTACCCTTGCCCATCTTACCAGTATTCTTATCACCTACTTTACCTTTATTGTTTTTCTTCTGTTGTCCACCGCACTTGTCGCACCCTCCTATTGAAACAGTTGACATATTTGAAATGGTCGAATATGCCTATTATTTTGTAAGAATATATTTCTTTAAATTAGAATAAACAATATAATAAATGCAAACTTTTCATATTATTCTTATTTATTTAATTATTATTGTTGCCATTTTATTGATTCTTTTGTTACAAAATAAAAAAAAAGAAGTCAAAGTAAGTAAATCAGAATCTACAAAATGTGGATTAACATGTTCTAATATTGATAATGTAAGTGATCCAAAATATAATATGCAACAAATTGTCAAACAATCTATTCTATTAGAAGAACATTTAGCTAATAAAAATAAAAGATGTAGAGATTGTATAACAAAACATTTCTTACATATTATTGGTCTCGCAGAAGAAGCACAAATGCTTGCGACTGACAAAATTGATAAATATCCTCTCATCAATGAATGTGTAGATCTTTATAATAAATTATTTAACAGATGGATGAAAAATTATGAAATAGATCATTCAAATGATGATAATTTTTGTAAATGTGGTGACGAATTAAGAAATATGCGTAAAAAACTAATCGCAGTTTATTTCTTCGATGATAAATCGTTCTTAAACTAATTTATTTTTAACATAAGGTATATCTTTATCAATTATGTCTTTTATTGCAGAAACAGTTTTCTCATGTTCTTTAATATGATCAGGATGAATTGTAGATCCTAATTTACATTCGGGGTAAACATACGGTGTTGTGATTACATATGTATTTGCTGTTTCATAAAGTAAAACATCTGCTACAATTTGATATGGTGATGATGAAAAGTTATATTTACCATCTTTATAAAATAAATCAATCAGTTTCTGAGCACCTGTTCTACTAATCATATACATACCAGTGGATGGTAATAAATATTTCCATTTTATGAATGTAATATTATTATTTTTATATAAATCATACAAATGTTTCACAGTTCGTCCATATAATACAAGCATTTGTATAATTTCTGTATCTCTTGGCATATCTTTGATAATATCTTCATAATTAATCATATAATGTAGATGTATATCATCTTCAAGAATTATAAAATAATCCTCTCCAGATTCAACACCCATTTGCATTGCTTTAATATGACTCATAAGACAAGCAAATTCATATTCACAAGATGTACATCCTGGATGTTTACATGATATTTTACCATTATGTGATAAATAATTATCAAAATCTTTTGGTGTAAATCCTGGTACTCTGATGTTTTCTATGTTGTTTCGCAAAAATTGATCCTCCATATATGTTCGTCTTTCTAAAGAATCATCTAAATTAATCCAGAAATGTTTCATTTTATAGGAAAATATAAATTATGTTTATATAAAATAACATAGATGATCAAACTTTGGTTAACCCATGACCTTGGGAATCAATTATTTGCATTATTTTCTTTTATGTCATATACAATTGAAAACTCATTAAAATTTAGTATCATATCTTTTCATAATAAAAATATGACAGGAGATTTGGTTTATTGGAAAACCTTATTGAGTTCGTTTCAAAAATATATTAATAGATATGTATTAATTGATAGAAATCAATATTTAAATGATACATTTTATGAAAATCAAATGATACAATACACACCAGTTCCTGATAATTTGGAAACAAATTCAATAATTGATTGTAATTTTTATAGTTATAAATATTTTGAAAAACATTTTGATGAAATTTTGAAATTTACAAATATTCATTCTAAAAAAAACAAAGTTAAAGAAGAATTTCATTATCTTTTTGATAAAAAATGTATAGCAATTCATTTCTGTATGAATGATTATATTGAAAAGCAAGATGAATTCTATATACAAAAACCAGAATACTACATACATTCCATCAAAAATTTGGAAAAAGATTTAATAAAAAATAACGAATCGTTGAAAGATTACAAATTTTTATATTTTTGTGATGAAACTGATAATATAAGAGTTGATCAATTTATAAAAGTTATTAAATGTATAACAAAATATGAGTTAACATTTGTGAAAGTTGATGACAAAATCGATGATTGGAAACAATTTCTATTAATGTCTTGCTGTTCACATTTTATAATATCAAATACAAAAATTGCGTGGTTTGCAGCATATATATCAAATACACATAGTAATAAAATTGTTTATTATCCAAACAAATGGTTCAAAATTGATCATGATATTTCTGATATTGCACCAGACAATTGGAAAACTGTAACAATATAATTTTATACAATATTATAATATTTCATACCCTCTAGTGCCACATTGTTTTCAGCATCTTTCTTAGAATGTCCCGTGGCTGTTCCTATAACTGTATTATTTTTATCTTTGATACAATATGTAAATATTTTTGTATTATCTTTTGTTACTATATTAACTTCAAAGAATCTTGGTTGATCTTGTAGATTATGTTGCATATATGTGGATAACATATCCTTATAATTTGTCTTAGATACAATTAAATCGGCAAAATCTATGTAATTTTCTATTATATACACAATCCATCTTTGTACAATGAAAAAGCCTTTTCCTGGAGATATTACTTCAATTGGTAAATCAAGTGTTTCACTTTCGTGTTGAAAATCTAAATATAAAGCACCTATGAATGCTTCAAATATATCTTCCATTATTTTATAATTATTTCTACCATTTACATCTTCGACCTGTTTGGAAATAATTGCAAATTTCGGAAAACCAATTTTATTTGATAAATTTCCCAACATTTTACCATTAACAAGTTTTGTTCTTAATTTAGACATAAATCCCTCATTTTGATCAGGAAATCTTTCATATAAATAACCAGCTACTATCATACCCAATAAAGAATCGCCTAAAAACTCAAGTCTTTCATATGAAATTTCCTGCAATGGTAGACAATCATCTGGACAATTTGTATTACCTGTTGTGAAATCAGTATTTTTCATTGTACAATATGACTTGTGTACAAAGGCATTTCTATATAAATTTATATTGTGATGTTTTACATTTTCTAAACCATTATTTTTGAATAAATTTCTCAAATCTTCATCTGATATAAGAATGTTTTTGTTATTGTAAGGCATTTCATCAACTTCTATACATTTTGTTTTATTATGTAGATTATTTATTTTATTCATATTGCTTTATCGTTTGTTAAATCTTAAATATATTCATTTTTTCATTTTTTTAATATAAACATATATAAACAATATATTCTTTAAAAATACAATGATTTCGGATGGTTTTGGACCTTCACAAATTGAAATAAAATCATTAGGTATTGGTTTATCATATACGAGTAATATAGAAAAACTCAATTTGAACGACGATGAATATCTTGTTGTAGGTGAACAATATACTCCAAATAATGGAGATGATAAAGATACTATTTACAATCTTATCATTAACAAAGATGTTGTAGGTGTCCATACTTCTAGAAAACGCATTGATCCATCACAAGATGGCGATACTGTGAAATCATCCGGACTATATGTTGGAAGTGATATTATTTGTGATGGAAAAGTTGTTGCAAATAGTTTGTCGATTAAAAATTTCACAATTAGTAACGACATAGATAATGAATATGTAAGTAATTTAACTATTCAAATTCAAAATGCAGTAGAATCAATTTCTGAAAATAATTATTTATTACAGGGTTACAGTGTAGCTACAGATACTCAAAATGACAATACAATTGATATCAATAATATTTTTTCAACATCATTTATAACACTTGGTAATATTGGAGACACATACGGTAATACTCATAAATTAAATATTGCAGAAACTGCAAATTATAATATTAGAAATGCGCAATTGTCTATTAAAAATAAAATCAACACTGTCGCACAAGATGAACCTGCAAATTTTAGAATAGGTATTATCGGTGATACAGCTGAATCACCTGCTATATTTAGTACTACAGAAGGAATGCCTATTTCTTTTCATGTTGGTCTAAAAAGTGATAAAATCAACGAAATGTATTCTGCTAGAGATGGATTGCCTAATTATGGTAATGAATTACCTTCATTGACAATAAATTCGAAAGGAAATATAGGTTTAGGTGCTATTACTACAGATATAAGAGAGTATGATAATTTTTCAAATTATACAAAATTAAAAGTTGTAGGCGGAGGTGAAATTGATGACATATATACATATGATAGATTTTCTGAAAAGATAACACATATAGATAACATATATATTCGTAAAATTGGAAAAACATTCGAAGCTAATCAAATTATTCCGGGTAATTTTGATTCGAGTGGATCATTTAAATTCAATTCTGATCTATATGTTGGTAATAATAATTCAAATCTTTTGCTTGTAAAAGGTAAATTAAATGTTTTGGGAGATGTACAAGTTTCTAATTATACATATTTAAATAATGTTGAAATTACAAATGATGCTTTATTCAACAAATCCATTCATATTTCAGAAGATTCATATGTTGATAACAATGTAATTGTAGGAGGTGATGTTATCATCAATAATGGAAGTCTTAAAATCAATGATACGCGAATTAATATATCATCTTTAAATCCTATTATGGTCGATGCATCAATTGCAGATTCAAGTAATATAAACGGTAGTAATGTATTGATTTTTGCATCAAGTGAAGTTATTTCATATACTTCTGGATCAAATATGGTTGTACCTGGTAAATTGGGTATAGGTATTGATAAAAATTCGACATATAACGAACAGTTCAATATTGATAAAAAAAACAAAGATATATATGAAATTTTCTTGCGTAATTATTCTTACAATGAAGAAGAAATTGAAATTCCAAGTGCACTATTTGGTCACCCTGATTTTGATTCAGATATTGATAGAAGCTTAATATTACAAACAAATAATGTTTCTGATAAAGTACATAATATTCAATTTTATGCAGGAATAGATAGAGATGATATCAAAAATACAATTCCACAATTGACAATTCATCAAAATAAAAACATTGGAATTAATACCAAAGACCCTGTTAAAGAATTGCATGTAAACGGTGATGTTTTATGCAACGATGTATACATTACAAGAAATGAAAAACAAACAAAAGCCAAATTCTTTATCTCGAAAAAAGAAGATTATGTGAAACTTGGAGACGAATCCCAAGACTTCTTTTATCTTAATGATCAGGAGGGTATAAATAAATATACTATCAATATTACTGAAAAAAATAATACTTTATTTAAAGGATTGAATGTTTCAGGTGGAATACACTCGACAGATGAAGGATATTATGAAAACAATTTGAAACTTGCTACTTTAAAAATCATAAATGATCAAAAGCAATATGCTTATATTAATAATAACATATCAATAGGTATTCAGAATCCATCAAATCCAGATTTAAATACTTTCCGTTCTCCTCTAAATATTAGAAATATATCAAGAGAAAACTATAACGACAGTATAATAAGAATTTACAGAGGTAATCGTCAAGGAGGATCATTGAATAGTGCAAAATATAGTGGTATAGATATATGCGAATATGATTTATATCGTGTTGATATTTTGAATGATGTCAACAAAAATAAATGGTTCATATACAAAAGTCATTCTCAGCAAAAAGATACATTAGATTCGAGTGCTATGGTGGGTCCTCTGCAATTTGGGTATACAGATGGTACAGAACATCCTGAACATTATGGTATGACAATATATTATGACAAAAATAAACAAACTCTGGGAAATAATTCATCTTATCATATTGATATTAATGCTCGTGGGGTGTATGATTATACTAATAAAAATTTCCCAAAAAGTGCAATGTCTATTTATGGAGATCTTGATGTTCACGGTAATATCAATATTGTAAATAAAGAAGGTAGTACATTTAATTATCTTATTGATGGTTCAGGTATAAGTATTTCCGATAATGCTATACAAGATACAACTACAAATAATAATGAATATAATGAAGGTTCGAGTAGTCAAAAACATGATGTTGTTGTAAAAGGAAAAAAAGTCGCTGTTCTTACTGATCAAACAATGTTTGTAGGACATCGATATAGTGAAAATAATGGGGTTGGTGCAACAGGGTTTCAACAATATATCAAATATTATGATGAAAATATCCCATTATATGTTTATCAAAATTTACCAAATACAGATGTTGTTGGAAAATTTGTTTCAAGTAGTACTAATACAAAACAAGCATCTATAGAAATTGCAACAAATAATTATGGACGCGTTGACAAAACTGTTGTTTCTTCAAAATTAGAAGTTTCTTCAAATATTGATACTAATAGTACCGTTTTCAAAATAAAACAATTTAATCAACAAGGAAATGGTGTAGATAATTTTACAGATGCTCTTTCGATATATAATTATAGCGATGTCCATAATTATGTATTACTTGGTTCACAAAAGTTTACAGATTTTGATGAATCTGAAAAAATTGCTTTGCATGTGGATAATCCAGTAGAGCATACTTTACAATTGACATCAGAAAATTCACCTTCCATCAATTTACACCATCGAGATAGTACAATGAATGATTTTTGGACTATCAAAGGATCATATGGTGAAAATTATGACAAATTCGCTATACAAAATAGTTTTGGAATGGGGAATTATTTACCAGATACCAATACAGTAAAAGATGTTTTAGTTCTTACCAGAGATAAACTTGGATTGAATGTAAGTGATCCTTTATATACTTTTGATATGAAAGGAGTTTATGATGAAACATCAGCAAATATAGTCAATAGATACTCTGATTTGAAATTGAATCAAAAATATTCTGCAATAAAAATACTTAATGAACATCTTAAATACGATACTTTACCAAATGATGATATGTATGATTTTATAGATGATAATCAATATGTATCTGGAATACAATATTTTGTAGAAGAATCTAATATTCCAAATATTGATATAAATGACGAATATGTTAATAAAGATGCTGTTATGAATTCCAATATTATTGCTTCAAAATCTGTTTCAGGTAGTACTGAATTTAGTCTTGCTTTACAAATTGAAGAACAATTTTCAACCAGTAATTTGACAATTCATTTTCTCAATTCAAATATAGAATCTATTGATAATATAACATATAGTAGTAACCAATTTTCATATCTACCTGATTCTATTTCAAATGATAAATTTGACATATTTTTTGAAACAAGCAATATTGTAAAACAAACTAGTGTTGCAGTTGGCGGTGGTGATCCTGATATAGAATTGATTTACAACATTAATACATTACCATCTCTTGTACCTCTTTTTAATATAGAAGCAAATACATCAATTTTAGATTCTATTATTGACACCACTGTTACATTAAAGATAGGTAATGAAGAAGATAATAACAATCTTGTTATTGTTAACGAAGATGAAATAAAAATAGGGGGTGTTGATTATATTCTCAAAACATCAAATATATTTAGACACAATGATATCCTTCGTGATATAAATAATATAGAACTATATCCTAAAATTAATTATAGCACAAGCGTTTCAGGTCCTATTTCAATAATAAGAGATGATATAGATATCACATATAATTATGATAATTATAATAGCCAAAAAAATAGCGACTCATCTTATAATATTCTGATAACAAATGTCGTAGATTTCTTAAAAGATGTTCCAGATGGTGCATATGCAGGAACTGAGCCAATATTTGACAAAAGAGTACACGAACTTTTATTAGTTGAAAATAAAATCAAAGTATATGAAATATTTGATAAATCAATCGAAGTTCATATCAATATAAGCGATAAATATAAGGTTTATGAATTTGGTGGTGAAATAACAGATATGTTGATCGATATTAATACTATAGATTATGCGCCACATATTATACTTCAAAATAATGTCAATTTTGCAGGACAAGAAAATAAATACGGAAGAACCAATGAAATATTTAGTAAAGATGGGTCATTATTATTTACATCGGTTACAAGTGATGGTTTATTGAAAAAATCAATTTTAAATATTGATAAAAACGGTGATATAGATACAATTGGTAAATTAAATGTTCAAAAAGATATACATACAAATGGTAATATTTATACAAATACCCTTGAGACAACTGATATTATTATAAATGGCAATATTTACGATAAACTTGGAAATATAATGGCATCGTTTTCAAATTATGAAGAAATGTATAATCAAACTTTGACACTCGGTGCAGATACTTGGAATTTAAGCGCGTTGAATTATTCAGTTAATAGTATATCAAATATTGATTTTGTATTAAGTGGACATACTAAAAAAGGTTTTACTTTTACAAAAGATATAGAAAATTTAGGCGATTACCAGGATTATGATCTTTTTACAATTAAAGAAGGGTCAGAGGATGTATTAAAAATTATTGACGGTGGATTTGTAGGTATAAAAGTCGATCCTGATAGCAATTATGATGTAACAATTTCAAGTAAATTATATAGTCCCAATGTTATTGGTGTCAATTTTGAGGCAAATGAGATGCATGGTGATAAAATTTTTGCTGGTAATTTTATAGGAGATGCTTCGTTAGTATCAAATGTTAATTTAGTTGACAAAAATACTGATCATTTGACAGAAGGAACAAGTAATAGATATATTATTAATGATACATATATTACTGGAAATGACGGCGTATTAGATGTTATAGGTGATATTGTTGTATCAGATGGTTTTGTAGGAGATGCTTCTAGAGTGTCAAATGTAAATTTACTTGATAAAACAACAGATTATCTAACAGAAGGTACAAGTAATAGATATATAGTGAATAATGCATATGAATTAAATGAAGACGATGTATTGACAATTAAAGGCGATGTCGTAATTACAGGAAATAAGATGGAATTCGGTACACAAAGTACAAATTCAATTCGTCTAATATCTTCAAATCTTTACTTGGAATCATCTAATATTTCAATGTTTGGACCTATAACAAGCACCCAAGGTGTTGAAACATCAACCTTAAAAATAAACACAAATGAAAGTGCAAATTCTCTTGAAATAACAAGAGGAGCAGAAAATCCCCCAATTGGTGATTTTTTGAATATATACCAAAATGGAATAAAAATATTAAATGTTTCAAGTAATTACAATGTGGGTATTAATTGTGCTCCGAGTGATGATGGAGACAAATTACAGATAAATGGTAATATGTCGGTAGATGACATATATTCACGGGGAAATGTTACTGTTGACGAAAGTGTTATGTCGAAAAATATGGCTACATCAAATGTTATAGTTTCTGGAAATTATTCTCTTTTAGATTCAACATTATTGCAAAACTCTCTTGATGTATCTCGGACTGATCTGAACGCAGATTTTGTCAATGTTCATTATGATGAAAACAGTCTTTTAAATATTAATAAAAATCTTAATATAGGTATTGGTGTTATTCCTGTAGATAATGCAGAAAAACTACAAATTAATGGAGATGTATTATCTGATAATATTAACATTAAAAGAAATACCAAATCACATCAGACATTTTCATCAAATATAGTTATTGGTAACCTCGATACACTTGATAATAGTATTGGTGTTAAGAAATCACTTGATATCACGAGATCGATAAATGATGAAGATTTCTTACATATTCATTATAATACAGAAAACTTAATAAATGTCAATAAAAATTTGAATGTAGGTATTGGAAAAATTCCAAATGAAAATGATGGGAAACTACAAGTAGATGGGACAATAAATGCATCTAATTTGAATATCATAAGTTTAATCACAACTGATACTATAATGGCGTCAAATATGACAATACTTGGTTCAACTACTGAAATCAAGACAGAAACATATGTTACAGAAAATCTCGAAATTAATACTTTTGACATTTCTGAACCAGCTTTGAAAATATATAAAACATATTCAGAATCTGGTGTTTTTGATACGAATAAAGATAGAGATATATTTTCCGTAGAAACTGAGATCGTGAACCCTTCAAATCCTCGTGATATAAGTGAACCAGAAAAGAAAATCTTTGCAATGAAAGCGAGTGGTGATGTAGATTTTTATAATAATATTCAATTTAACAATGGTTCTATATTTGTTAATGAAGGTAATGTGACATCAAGAGAGTTTATTGGAATTGGTTCAAATCTTGATCATATTTTAGAATATTATTATACATCAAATCTCAAAGAAATTGGAGATTATTTGTATTATACACCAACAAGATCATCAAATATTTCAAATTATGTTGAAAGAATTGATTCGGAATTAAATACACTTATCAGTAATAACGACACAAATATTTCAAATTATGTATCACATACTTCAAATTATTTATATCAATATACTTACGATACCGCTAGTAATATATTCCAATTTTATGATAATATTCTGGATCAAATGTGGCATATAAATAATGATAGATTGAGTTACGGTAATATAGATGTATATAGTAACAAAATTGTAATCAATGATGACTTTACAGAAACAAAAGATATGGTAGCTTGGTATAAATTTGAAAAAGACACATTAGATTATGGGAAAAATGGATATGATTTAACCAATGAGGGTTCTGGTGGAACAATTCACGAAAACGGCGGTATTACTGGTTTCAATGCTAATGATTATCTAGTATATGATTTACAAGGAGCAATCGACTATGATCGTTTCAATATTTCTTTTCATATTGAAATAAATGATGACACTCCCTCGTTGGGAGGTTATATTATTGTGTTGAAAAATGATACAGATTCAAATATAACAAATATAAAAGTAACTGCAAATGAATTAATCATAAATGGTGCGACTGTAAGAGATCAATTAAGTGGCAGTACATTTTATTGTTCATTGAATGTTTCTATTTTACGAGATCTACAAACCCCCATGATTTTTATAGAGATATTTGTAAATGGTATTCGATCAACTCATGAATATTATGATATTAATTCCAGTTTTTCATCAAAATGGAAAGATATAATCATAGGTCAAAATGTCAATGATCTTATTATCAAAGATGTGAGATTTTATAATAGACATTTGGAATCAACAGAAATTAATTCTATAATGAATCAGAAAAATGATTTTTTGGGACAAGTTGTAGTCCACAATGATTTAATAAATACTTCTAATGAATTGATTGAATATATTGAAATTAAAGATTTGAATTCGTCAAATTATCTTGATACAATTAATACTGATTTAAATGGTATTATTAGCACAAATGATACCAATATGTCCAATTATGTTGATACAGTCAATACTGATTTAAGTGGTATTTTAAGCACAAATGATACCAATATGTCCAATTATGTTGATACAATTAATACTGATTTAAATGGTATTATTAGCACAAATGATACCAATATGTCCAATTATGTTGATACAATTAATACTGATTTAAATGGTATTATTAGCACAAATGATACCAATATGTCCAATTATGTTGATACAATTAATACTGATTTAAATGGTATTATTGGCACAAATGATACCAATATGTCCAATTATGTTGATACAATTAATACTGATTTAAGTGGTATTATTAGCACAAATGATACCAATATGTCCAATTATGTTGACGGTATCCAAACTGTTATATCTGATAGTGTTGGATCAAGTTTGTCAGGTTTTTCTTATAGTGATTTATCATCCAAACCAGTATTTACAGATGGGAGATTGTTAGTTGGAACTTTAGCTACTGAAAACAATAGTTTTTCGGCAGAAACAGTGGATAATTTAATATATATAAATGACAATTTGGGTGGCAATTTAGGTATCAATACGAATCCTGATTCAAATTATAGAATGGTTATTAAGGGTAAAGTTAATATAATAGCGCAGGATTCAACAGGTGACAATAAATTATATATTGATGGTAACAAACTTGGTTATACACATCTTGACGGTTCTATATTTGGGATAACAGGGAGTTCAATCGATGATGAAAAAAACTCACTAATGTATATCAATAATAATTTTGAAATTTCCAAATTAACTGATATAAAATGGGTAAATAAAGTTTTAACTATAAATACCGGTACTGTTGGTGAAGGTGCTATAAATTGTCAGGAATATCAAATAAACGGTCAAAAGTTTAAATATAATGATTTAAATTCTAAACCAACTTTCAGTGCAAATCGTTTAGTAGTCGGAATTTCTTCTACAACGGAGAATAGTGGATTTCTTGCAAAAAGTGCAACAAATTTGACATATTTTGAAGATAGTTCTAGTGTCAAATTTGGTATCAATAAAACTAATCCAATACATACACTTGATGTTAATGGAACTGCTCACATATCTCAAGATATTACAGCAGGTGGTGATATAACTGCTGGTTTTTCAGATATAAGATTAAAAAATATTATATCTGATATCGAAAATCCTTTGGAAAAAATTTTAAATATTAAATGTTTTAAATATACCGCAAACTCAACTGCAAATTTGTATAATATTGATAATAAAAAAATAAAAATTGGTGTTAGTGCTCAAGATGTTCAAAAGGTATTTCCAGAAATAGTATCAATTGCACCATTTGATTTAACTATATCAGATACTGGTGAAAATATTTCAAAATCATCATCAAATTTTCTTACAGTTTCATACGAAAGACTTGTTCCAGTTTTAATAGAATGTATTAAAGAACTCAAAATGGAAATAAATTATATTAAAGAAAACTTATTTATATAAAATAAGAGGTATTTATGTCAACTAATTATGAATTCGAGTTGAATTTAAATGGCGGAATACTTAAAAATGGGCAAACAGATATTTCAATTCAACAAACTATCAACATTTCTACAACTCTTCAAGAACTTATTATATCTGGTACTAATTCTGTTTTGACAAATGCGGATATAAATACAATAACCACAAAATATGAAAAAACGGGATATCAATTTATTGGATGGGGACATCATGATACAGATCTTGTTCCTTTACAAAATATAAGTATAGAAGGAACATCTTCTAAAACATTATATGCAATATGGAAACCATATAAATTAACTGTAAAATATTATGATGATCGGGAGACTGAATTATATACTATTGATTTACCATATTATAATCCTCGATTATATAAAAATTATTTAATAGTTTTTCATTCAATTTTAGGTGTTACAGGTCTAATAAACTTTATTGAAGTTGAATTTTATGGATATAAAGATGAAAATAACATACAAATAATAAAATTTCCAGAACAAGCAGTTAATCAAACTGTAAATGACAAAATATTTAATAATATAGCTGATGAAACTGATGAGAAAAGAACAACCATTAAAAATGGGTATTATGAAACAAATAAGATTATTGTCGAAGGAGGTAATTTATATTTAAGATATGGTAATGTGAATCCTGACTATTTAAATGTAGGCTTTTCACCTACTGCTATTTTTGATAATTCGACAAATAAAACCGATGTGGGTTATCATGGACCGGATGATATTTACGATAAAAACGGATTAGCAAAAGCAATTTATAATATAGACAATGAATTAAAAGTTTACGGAGAATATTTCATATTAAACAATCCACATAGTTTTTATTTGACTAGTTTGAAAATATACATACGAAATGGTTATACAGATCATAGAAGTCCATCAACTTATAGTTTATATGGTCAAGAAACTAATGGAGAAAAATGGGAAATTATCATCAAAAATAAAAAAATTGAATATGAAAATTATCAACATATAAGCGTCGTAAACGAACCATTAGAAGAATATGAATTGTTTAAAAAAACAAAAACAAATCCAGGTGTTAAAATCATTTCAAACAATTTAGAAAGAGAACCGATAAAAATACCAGGAACAAATGATTATTATTTTGCTTTTAAATATAATGAAAATTTTCAAGATGTATTTGAAAAATTTAGTTGGGACTCGCCATACAGCTATTTAAATACAGAAGATGCCTTAATAGGATGGTATAAGTTTAATGAGTATACTGTTGGTGAAATTGATAATATTATATATTTTAATGATAGCACTGGTAAAAGTACACCATTTGAAATATTTACAGATAGTACAAATGAAAAATTGACAATTGATAGTACATTTACTGATTCTGATTTTGAAACAAATCATTTTAAAAAAGAGCCTTTCACAAGAACATATGATAGAAACCTTTCTTTAAAGAATATATATTTAATACAAACTAATAGTAGCGGTGTTCTTAACAAAATTTCTTTGCACGATAAAGATTTTTCAGTCAGTCTTTGGTTATATAGAACTTTTATTGATGATGGTCGGGCTTTTTTAAAACAAGGAGAAATTACAGGTACACATCAATATCTTCATATAGGATGGAGAAGTGGTGGTGATGGTAGAATATTTTTTGATTTTTGGAATGACAGTGCTCATAGTACTCATGATATTGAGTTTGCATTATCAGATGGTATGTTATATGATTTTGAAAATATTGTCGATGAATGGTGTCATTTAACATTTACATATAATCACACTTATCGAGAAAGATGTATTTATCTTAATGGTAAAAAATTATCAACATCTGACACATATGCAAAAAATGATCCACTTTGGTTAGAAGAACATCCTATTCGACTTGGAGGAAGTATAAACAAAGATGTATATATAGAAGATCTTAGAATATATTCAAGAATATTAAATGTCGATGAAATAAATTATTTGTATAATCAAAAATACTCTAGTATAAAATTTGATACAGATACAGAATGTCAAATATTTATGATAGGTGGTGGGGGAGCAGGAGGAGGTAATCATGGTGGTGGTGGTGGCGCAGGTGGATATTATGAAGGAACTTATATTTTTTCTTCAAATGTAGAATATAATATTCTTGTAGGAGATGGTGGAAAAGGAATGTACAATATAGATACATCAGGTGAATCAAAACTTTATGAAAATATTATTCAATATGGTGAAAATGGAAAAGATACTGTTATTATGAAAGATAATATTCCTGAATTACTCGTAAAGGGTGGTGGAGGTGGAAGTGCTGGTGTTTTTAAGCTAACTGGTTTTAATGGCGGATGTGGGGGAGGGGGGAATGGATGGAATCATGATTCGGCAATATATTCAGCTTATAGAGGAGGTTCGTCTATAACAAATGATAGTTTTTTACATACATTTCTAACATTTGATGACAATATAAATATGAATATACCATATGAATTATATGATAGTTCTGGTAATAAAAATAATTTATCAATCACTGGTTCTTTAACAAATCTAATTTCAACTGATATGGCTATAGGATATTCATCTGCTTTAAAAAATTCACAAGGTAATTACTTACATACATCTTTAAATTTACCTCTTGTATTTACAATTTCATTTTTTATGAGAAATGACGATTCAACTTTTCCGACATCTGGACTAGACAAAGTATATTTTTCAACAAGAACGATTGATAGAAAAACAAATAAATTAAAAGGATTTTTTTGTACGAAAACTTCAATACATTATCTCAGATTTAAGATACATCCAAATGGTATTGAAGTGAATGTTCCACGAACGAATGATTATATAACACATAATAATTATAATCATTATGTTATAATGTGTGATTTTGAAAGTGAAATAAAGCAAATAAAATTATATGTTGATAATGTTTTAAGGGATACTATTGATGATAGTATTTTAAATACAAATGATTATGCAAATTGTCTTTCTAATAACATTTTATCATTTTTTAAAGAACAAATAGATGACGATTATGTATATGATAATGATGTTGATAATTTTAAATTACAAGAATTTCAAGATAATAAAGTTTTCTTTACTGATTTTAGAATTTATAATAGATTACTAAATTCTGATGAAATAAACGAACTTTATTCATATTTTGTACACTTTCCGGATTTTGATAAAGAATATATAAATCAACCAAGAATGATAGCCTGGTATAAATTTGATGGTAATTATTTTGATAGTTCTCAGAATAACCGTCATTTAGTGTATATGAAATTTTCTGCATATGAATATACATTACCAAATTATGATAATGAAAATTTTGTACAAGGAACTCATAGTATCACATTTAAAAACGATGGGTCTTATTTTCAACAAAACACACAGGCAGCTTGGTCAAATGATGCAAATATGACAATATCATTTTTCATGTATGGCGGGGGATTTTCTGGCGGCGGTCATCAAGGAATTATGAGTGCAAGAAGTGATTCTAATACAGGGTGGATTATATACATATATCAGTCAGATAAATTACAATTGCTTTTTTATGATTCTAATTCTATCCTAAAACTTGCATATGAAAATAATACGCTTTCTTTATTTAGTGAAGAATGGAAACATTTTGTCTTTACAATTGATGAAAATGGAAAAGGTGCTTTTTATTATAATGGTAATCTTGAAGATGATTTTATGTTTACAAATCGTAAATTTGGGGATGTTTCTAATTTTCGTATAGGTGCGGGAAAAAATGAAGACCCATCAGGAGATTATTTTCTTCATAACGATACTAAATTGGATGATATTAGAATTTATAAAATAGCTCTTACAGCTGATGATGTTAAGAATATTTATGTACATTCAAAATTTTCTAAGAAAAAAAATGATATGATATTGTGGTACAAATTTGATGGTTTGTCTCATAATAAAATAATAGATGCTTCGGAAAAACACAATATTATAGAGAAAATTGATTACAACAACGATGAATATACTTATGTTTATTTTAAAGATAATGGGATAATAAAGTTTGACGAAGATACAATATGTGATATTCTTATGATTGGAGGAGGTGGTGCTGGTTCTGGACAACATGGTGGTGGCGGTGGTGCAGGTCAATTGGTATTTTTTAAAGAAAAAAATATATTAGCAGGAAATTATGGTATTGAGATAGGTTTGGGTGGAACTTGTGATGAAGATGGTGGATTTGGTGGAAGAGGTGGTGATACAATATTTACAAAATATAACTCAGATGGTACAATTATATCAGAAAAATGCAGGGCATATGGTGGGGGAGGTGCTGGTAATGGAACAACTTTTGATACTCCTGTTTCAGGTACTGAAGGATATTCTTCTGCTGGTTCTGGTGCTGGGGCAGATGCTTATATTACCAATTCAATTACAGGTAATATAGCACAACAAAAGGGAGTATCGATATATACAGATGTCATTATAGATGGTCAAAATGGGTTTGTTTTTGCAAATGATGGTGGTGATGCTTCTCACAATCCTGGAAATGGTGGCGGTGGTGGTGGTGCCGGATTTCCAGGACAATCTTCAAGCGGGGAGTCAGGAAATAGTGCTTATGGTGGTAAAGGCGGTGATGGTATTTATATGATCGGAAGTACTAACTTAGATATTACATTTAATCTTTCGAAGAATGGATTAGGTGTCAAAGATGAATCAGGTGTTGATGATGGTACTGGAGGTAAATGTTATTTAGCTGGAGGAGGCGGTGGTGGTGCATGGGGTTCGGCTCAAATAGGTGTTGGTGGTAAAGGTGGTGGAGGAAATGGTGGCAAAGGTGATCGTGGGGTTGAGCCTGGATATAATGGAGAAGATGCTGTTGAGAATACTGGTTCCGGTGGTGGTGGAGGAAGTGATTATAGTACAAATAGAGGAGGTAAAGGAGGTAGTGGATTATTTGTAATGAGATATAAAAAAAAATCGGACATTTCTATACCATCTACACCAACAATAACAGGGGAATTTAATGAAGGATCATATACAATAGTTGAAGAAAATAACACAATATATAAATATGTAGAATTTACAAATGACAGCACAATAACATTTCCTCAAGACACTGTTTGTGATATTCTTGTAGTTGGTGGAGGTGGAGCAGGAGGTACTTTTGGTGGTAATAATTGGGAATCAGGGGGTGGTGGTGCCGGTGCGTATAAATATTTTGAAAACATTGTAATGAATGGAAATTATAATATTACAATTGGTCAAGGAGGTACTGCTCTTCAATCGAAGGGGGCGGGGGCTTCTGAAAAAGGAGGTGATACACTAATTTATTCTTTAAATGTTGATGTACCTTCATTTAAAGCAGAAGGTGGAGGGTATGGTGGTGGTGGTACTGCCCTTATTGGAGGTGATGGTGGTTCTGGAGGTGGTGGCGAGTTGGGTTCTTCAGGGGGAAAAGCAACAGATAAAAGATATGGTAATAATGGTATGAATGGAATTTTTGCAATTACAAATGGAACTAGCAATAGAGGAGGGGGAGGAGGTGGAGCAGGTGGAAAACCTCCTGCTGCTGGTGATGACAGTTCTAATGGAGGAATAGGAAAGGCAAATAAAATAACAGGGTCTGAAAAATATTATGCAGGAGGAGGGGGAGGAGGATTAGGATCATCAAAAGGAGGAAATGGTGGCGGGGGCAATGGTGGCGTGAGCGGGGGGGCGGGCAATGGTACATCTGGTACACCAAATACAGGAGGAGGTGGTGGTGGCGGTGTTGTAGGTATCGGTGGAAACGGTGGTAGTGGGGTAGTAATTATAAGATGGAAAATATCAAAAGAAAAGAATGAAGCAATTTTTGAAAGAGAGGGTTCACAATATTTACAAATTCCAACAATTGACATTTCATCATTAGATAGCTTTACTATGAGTTTTTGGGCATATATTGAAGAAAAAGTAAATAATGATAAAGAATATCATATTATTGATTTTGGCGACAGCACTAATTCATTAAATAATATTATTTTGAAGGGCGATACTGATAATAACCTTACTGTTACTGTTTACGATGGAACAAGTGTAAATGAACAAAAATACAATAATGCAATTTCTCTATCTTCTTGGAATCATTTTGCTTTAACAATTGAAGAAAAACCACGGTTTGTATCTGTTGCCGCGGGGAAAAATTTCGCGATATATATAGATAGTTACGGTAAAGTGTATCTCATGGGTACTGGTCCTATAGAACCTCCACAATTAGATCCTCCAAATAAATATGTAGAAGTTTTTTGTAAAGAATCTATCATAATATGGAAAGACAGTTTAGGCATTGTATATGAGAACATTTTTAATAATATTGGCCCACCAACAGAAACGCCAACCGGCGGACCAACCAACCAACTATCGAATCCAATTGTACATGTTGCTTGTGGAGGGGGGGGAATTGGTAGCTCAGCGATATATATAGATAGTGTAGGTAATGTGTATAGGTACAGTAGAAATAGTACACCGGGAAGCCATCTTGATGAACCACCCGAATTGAAAGATGGAAGTAAATATGTGTTTGCTGCTGCTGGATTTAAACATGTAGTCTATTTAGATAGCAACGGTAATGTACACGGGGTTGGTGATAATAATTATAATCAACTTGAACTACCACCTGAAGGAAAGATATATGTAAAAGTTTTTTGTGGATCATATCATACAGTCTATTTAGACAGTGAAGGTAAAACATATGCACGTGGTCAATCCCCAAACCCTAAACTTAATGCACCAATAACTTCGAATCCAATTGTACATGTTGAATGTGGTAGCGAAAACACAACATATATTGATAGTGAAGGTAATGTGGAAAGATTTGGTGATTACAGGTTGACAAATTTTGAATCTCAATTACCACAATTAACTCCTCCAAATAAATATGTATATGTTTCTCATACCACTGGTGACTGGCATCATATCTTTTTAGATAGTGAAGGTAATACATATAGGGTAGGTACCTATAATAATAAAGGTCAACTAAATGACCCATTAGCATCATTTAGTTCATGTAAAATATACAAAAACAATGCGTTGTTACCAAAAACTAGTAGTGTGGGTGAAATTGGGTTTCCTACAAACGGCACATATGATAAATGTTATATTGGAAAATCTAATTCAACTGCGGATGGATATTTAAAAGGAAATATCCAAGATTTTCGTTTATATAATCGCTTAATTACTACCGACGAGATAAAATTTTTATATGATAATGATCCAAGTTTTGTAGACGATACGACGGATATGATAGTTTGGTATAAATTAGATGGAAATTTAGATGATAGTAGTGGTAAGCTTGGAAACGCTACAGGATATAATAATCCTATATACGATACCAGTGTGGTAAAATTTGGAACATCTTCAATATCATTTGCTGGCGAAAATGCATTGTTGAAAAAACTATATTATTTTGAAAATGAAAATTTTTTAATTCTTCCTCCAACAGATTTTTCAAAATTTGATGGAATTTCTATTAGTGTATGGGTCAGATGGGACTCTGCACAATACTGGTCTCGTATATTTCGTTTAGGAAATAGTAAGAATGGCGTGAACAATACAAATTCTATTGTATTAGCGAGGTCACATACTAGCAATACGTTGTTTTTAGGTATTTATTACTACACCAATATATTGTCGCATTTTTATTATGACAATGTGATTGAGTTGGATAAATGGTATCATTATGTCGTATCAATTGGAAGCTATCCACCATCTTATCACTTTTATATTAATGGTGAATACCAAACTACGACAGAGAATGGATTATTAACAGGAAAAGACCTAGCGTACTCGTCTTTAACTACTTCAGAATCAAGAGGGATACCTATATGTACTTATGAAGAATCTACTATAGGTAGATCGTTATTTGGCCAAGATGGATTTTTTAATGGAGCTATGTTTGATTTTATAATATATACAAAAGCAATCGACTTAACAGATGTTAAAAAATTATATGATATAAAAAGTGCAAATTATATACAAAATATTATAGATATTGGAAAAAATTACAATGTTGGATCAGGATACGATGGTGGATATTCATTTCATCATCACAACGATATTCAAATTTTATCAGGAGGTGGAGGTGGAGGTATAGGAGGAAAAGGATTAGATGGTAGACGTTCTAATTGTGATGGTGGAAATGCTAAGATTATAAATATAACCGGTATAGAAACTGCATATGGTGGCGGTGGTGCAGGTGGGGGATGGGGCGACACGGGGTCTGATCAAAATTTTGGAGGAGGTGTAATAATAAATGGTGAATTTATTAAAGTAGGGGGGGATGGGAAAAACTACGGCACAACAAAAGGAGGTGATGGTGTACCTCACACGGGTTCCGGAGGAGGTAGTTCAAAATCAACAGAAGGAGGTAATGGTGGTAGCGGTATTGTGATTATTAGATGGACTGCAACAGAAATTGTAAAACAATTGCTTGAACCAGCTGATATCTTAACAAATGGAAATAGTGCATTTTTGACATGTAAACCAGCTAATGTTGACGGAAATCAACCACCAAATGATATTTTACTTGATGGAAATTGGATAGATACTGTAAAAAATACAGCAGTTACTGAAGATAAAATACTAAAAATATATACATATTGGATATTGAATAATGTATTATTCAAATTATTGCTAAATAGTGGTAGAATATTAAATACATCTGTTAATAATTTCAATATTGGAACAAATATTGGAATTGATCATATTGGAACACAAGAATATGAAAGTGAGTTAGAAATTGGTAGTAATCTAATTTTACCAATACCTAAATCTGTTGGATATGAGTTTCAAAATTGGATAAATGAAAATGAAGAAATTATTACTTCACCATATGAGATAACGAAGGAAGAAACATTAAAAGCTACATGGGTAGATTATACAATATCTACAACAGGATTTCCAAATGGTTCTGATATTCCAAAAGGAATAAAAATAAAAGATATTTCAGAAGTATTTGAAGAATCTAGTTTATCATTAAAATCGTATGGGCGTTTTATAGGTAGGGGTGTAAATGACTCTGTAAGTATATTAGAATTTAAAGGTGCTAATTAATTGTTTATTTTTATTCTTTATTGTAAATAGTAGGTTACAGTATTAATGCCACCGAAGAATGTATTTAATCAGATTGATAAATTTTTGAAAAAAGCTGAGAAAAACAACTTCAATCAAGTAGCTGAAACCAAAATAAATAATGTTGTTCCTATTGAAGAAAGGGTAGAAAGGACTTTCACCGATCAAGGAAAAGTACTTTTTATCAATGCAGAAGGTACTATTGCAACATCTACTATTAAAGCAGAAAAACTAGAATTCATCAAAAATCTTCGATCACCTGTTAAAACTCAATTAAAAGATTTCGCTATTAACAATCTCAAATATTATATAAATGGTAAGTTTATTTCTGAAAACAATAAATTTATTGGTGAAATAGATTCAATTTATCAAGATTTCTCTACAAAATTAAAACAAGGTAAAAAAACTAATCAAATTCCAGACGGTCAAACCAAACGATTCATTATTAACGGTTCTTACGATGGTGACATTTTTGTTGAAGGTACTCTATCAAACTCTGAAGTTATTGTGGTTCATAATACATATACCTCATTGGATACTAATACATATGAAGCCTCTACTATGCATTTAACAAAAAATCCACCACTTCCTCCTGCTGTATTCCGATATCCACCAGCTCCTTTACCAAGTGATCATGATCATACACAAAATGTCTTTGTTTCTACAGTCACTTTAGAAGGTCAAGAATATGGAAATGGAGAATATATTGTCTCCTGGAGTAGCAATCCAAATTATTCAAGATCAACACCACCTGGTGTATTTAACGATCAACCTACTGTAAATTCGAACTCTTGTGGTTGGCAACAATATCAATATTCGAATGGTGTATATCAAGGATCGAATAGTATATCAGATACTTTAGGTGATTGGTTGAGATTAAAATTACCTGTAAAAATTAATTTATCATACCTAGAATTTTATGTATCAGAAAATGATACTGTAAAACATCCTACCGCATATACAGTTTTTGGAACAAATGATAATGGCACAACTTGGACAAATATTTTGAAAGTATCTAATGTTGATTTAGTAAATGATATTACTAGAAATGAACCAAGTTTATATAATCCCGATTCAACACAAAAATATAGAAAATATGTGACTCCAATAATCGACGACTCAAATTTATTCGATGAATATGGCATTGTATTCGAAAGTGTTAAATCTTATGTAGCATTGAGTTATGTAGCATTTTATGGTAATGAAGCTGATGTTATAGAAGATACTGATTCGCTCCAATCCGGTGCTATTTTAAGAATCACTCAAGGGAATGTCAAAAATATTATAGATACATCAGTTGGACCTACTGATGTTTTATCTGTATCTCATTCTGGAAATCTTGGAATAAAAACAAAATATCCCATAGAAAAATTAGATGTAAGAGGAAATATTAAAGTTTCTGGAAATATTAATGATACTTCTTCTACTTTAATTGGGTATACTAATAACACTAAAGATAGTGTTCAATATCAACTCGATTTGATTAATGAAAATATTACAACTAATAATGAAAATATGATTTCTCATGTGAATAATACTAATCAAGAAACATCTAATTATACTATTCGAGGGATGATTAATCAAGTTACTGAAAATACTCAAGGTGTGCAAACATATATTGAAGATCTAATTGATAATGTTGCCAATACTAAACAAGATGTATTGACAATGAGTAATGGTATTAAATTTAATACTGATAAAAATTTTATCGAATTAATCCAAGAATCAGAATGGAATACTGAACAAGATTATATCAATTATGGTTCTGTACAGTTACATAGAGATTCTATAAAAATTAACGATAAAAATGTAATATTTAGTGACGAAATTGTTGGAAAAGAAGATAATACTGAATCAAATACAATGATTAATAATACACTATATCTTGATTTGCCCCCTAATAAAGTTTTACAAATTTCCGAAGATTTCGATCATCCTATGATAAATACTTTAAATGGTAAAATAAATAAAATACAAGACGAAGATGTCTTTTATACAATCTTCACAGATACATCAAAAGCATCATCTATAACATTCAAGAAATTTACAAAATGTGATATATTATTGATAGGCGGCGGTGGTTCAGAGAATGTTATATATACAGATATTCGTAAATACCCACCATCTGCATTAACTGGCGGGACAACTGGTGGGACAGTAGGTAACTTTAGTATAACCAGAACTCTTGATGGAACATCTTCATATACATATGGTAATGGTGATTATGTTATAAATTGGAGTAGTTCAGAATCTTCCAGTTTTGAAGGATTTTTGGCATTTGATGGATATTCTGGTAATGTAGGTATAGGTTGGATAAGTGCTCCTAATTATGATACTAGTGGTTTCTCTACAAATACAAATTCATACATAGGTACAGATACTGCTAATTATGGCGAGTTTATTAAAATACAACTTCCCGTATCCATATATTTGACTTCTATCAAATTGTTTGTAAGATCCAATTATGACCCTTTTGCATTTAGAAACCCACGACGTTATGTTGTATATGGTAGCAATGATGGAATAACATGGGATATATTAATAGATAATACTGGACAAGATGTATCATATAATAATTACATGACAGAGTCAAGCCCTGTTTCAGAACTTGTAACAGCATACTCGTATTTTGCATTTACTTTTACAAAAATAGGTTATGTAGGAAGCGTTGGTGTTCATGAAATAGAACTTTATGGTAAAGAAGGTAATAAATCTACAATATCAGGTGGAGTTATTTATAATAAAGGAGTTATTATGTTACCTGGAAAATATGCTGTAAATATTGGGAAGGGTGGTGAAGGTATAGAAAATATTGGTACAAGTTCTTCAATATATTTAGAAAATGATGTCATTGCTAAAACAACTGGTTCTGATAATACAGAAGAAAACTTCGTTCCAAGTGGTACTTCCGAAATAAATGATGTATCAATTGCAAATATATCATCACAACCTATTGTAGATATAACAAATAATCAAGAAGTTTCAACTTACACTTATGGCTTAAGTGGTCTACCAAATGGTAACAATGGAATTATTATATTGAAATGGTATCCTTTAATAGATGTCCCGCCTTACATAGTATATGACAGACTTCTAAAATTCCCATCTGTTAGATGGAATTGGGATTGGAATGCAAACAATAATAGTGAATCTAATTATGATTCTTATTTAGATACAACAATTCGTATTAGAGCAACATCCAAATATATAGGTGGTACAGATCATAGTGTTGTTAGTTTGTTTAGTGGTTCTGGTATCGAATGGTCTTCAAGACCAGATGATAGAGGTCATCACATGTATGCTTCAATAGGTGGTTATAACATAAATGGCTCGAATGTTCCTTGTTATAATACAACTGATGGTTTGGCGACATTTGAATACAAAACAGGTTATAAAGGTGATTTTGTCTTAATTGATTTAGGTAAAGAGATTTATTTAGATAGTTATAAAATACGACATAGGGAAACAGGTGGTGCTATCGGAAACACTGCATTGCTTCTATCTTGGCGTATATATGGGTCAAATGATGACAATGTTTTTCAAGAAATAAATGTTGACGCAACTTATAATTCTGAAGATATACAAAGAGCACAAGATGTTGCAAATAATACTTCTTGGGAATTATTGGAAGAAAAACAAGATGCAAACGATTTATGGGTTGTATCGGATATATATAATTACCTTTCTCGATATCGAAAAATTTTAAATGTTAAACTTGATACAAAACCATCAAATAAATATAGATATTTTATGATAATATTTAATAAAATAGAACCGGGTAAAAATACAAGTGTTGTACTAGATACCTTAGAACTATTTGGTAATACAAGCTTTAAAATAGTAACTTCTACAGATTCTTTTCCAAATCAGACAGATAATCTAGTAGCTTGGTACAAATTTGAAGGAAATTTTGAAGATAGTTCAGGTAATGGTTATCATCTAACTTCTGATGCAACTAAAAGCACATTGTCTAATAAATTTGTAGATCGACAAATACCTACATTCACAAATGAAAGTGTATATGGAAATCAGAGTGTATCTTTTAAAGGAAACACAAATTATAACAGTACACCAAGTAAAGCAGGATTATTATTAGATAATAGTACAAATAAACTACATACTCATATCAGTAACTCAATTACAATTTCACTATGGGTATATACAAGAGGGAAAGGACAAATCAATTATGGTAAAATATTTAGTGGTATAATACCTGGTGTATCCCACGGCAATGATAATGAGTTTTCGATATTTTATGCAAATTCGACGGAAAAACTGATTTTTCAGTCAAATGATAATAAAGTAAGCAGTATTGAAGTTACATCGAGTGGACTTGGACTTCTTCCATTTTTAGATAGATGGGTACATATTGCTTGGATAATACACAAAATAGATGATAATAACACAAATACCTCTATCTATATCGATGGAGTTGAAAAAATTAATCAGAATAATTACATATTCCCGACCATTACTAAGGTAATTACTGATCCAGATACTAATGAAATTACTAATCAATATACTTTTGTTATCGGTGCATGGGATGTAAATAATCCAGATGTTGGTGGTGCAAGAGATATTAATGGTTACTTGGACGATTTTCGTATATATAATCGTGTTTTGACCCCCGACGAAATATCAGAATTATATAATTATTCACCACCTATTTCCAATACTGTTGCTTCTACTGAGACATCTACTAATCAAAATACTTCGTTTGGAGATGTAACAACAGATATGTTAGCCTGGTATAAGTTTGACGGAGATGCGACTGATAGTTCTGGAAATGGTATGAATTTAAATACCAATGGTACTCAAATATTTGATACAGAAATCAAGATTAAGGGAACTAGTTCTGTTAGTTTTGACGGTAATACATATTATTCAATTCCTTCTGTAAATAACTATTTTGCATCAACAAATCTTTCTATATCATTTTGGATTTATGGTGGTGATTATCATCAAGATTGGCAAGGTTTGATTGTAGCAAGACGTGAAATTACTACATCAACAGGATGGAATATATATAAGCAAAATATGAACGGTATCCAAGTATTATGTGGATATAATGGAGGATGGCATATATTTACCATACCAGATACATCAAGTTTAGGAAATTCATGGGTTCACATAACTGTCACATTTACAGAAACAACCTTCTCGTCATATGTCAATTCTGAACTTAAATCAACAGAAACTTTACCAGGTCCTTTAGATTTTACTCATGATAACTTAGAAATAGGTTCGTACCCACATCAAACTGGTCAAAGTGCAAGACCAGGAACACATATTGATGATGTTCGTATATACAATCGTGAATTGACAGTTGATGAAATATCAGAATTATATAACTATGTTCCTGGTGCAAATACTGTTCAAAATACTCCAACTGTTACCAAAGTAAATGTTATTTCTACTACTGATGTTTCGAGTGATAAATTGGAAAATATTAGTGGACTTACGGCTAATGTACAGCAACAAATAGATGATTTAATTGTTGTCTCTGATAATGTCTCTAGTTATTTGACTGATATCACAATACAACCTGAAACAAATATGTCTAATTATGTTTCAGATGTATACAACGAATTCGTAGTAAATATTGAATCAAAACAAGATAAATTGATTTTTGGTAGCAATATCAATTATGACGAAGCAACAAATACTGTTTCTATTTCAGGTGCTTCTATCGAAGTTCAATCAGAAGTTCAAGTAGATTTATGGAAATCTGCTATACCTGATACCAAATTTGGTAATAATCTCAAAAATTTATATGCCTGGTATAAATTTGATGGTATTTACAACGATCATAGTAAAAATAAAAATATCGCAATCCCATACAATTCACCAACATTTGATACATCATCCAAAGCAGAAGGAACAAGTAGTTTATCAATGGAATATACTATAAGACAATATTTACAAATTCCATCAATTGACATTTCTGTATGGGATGGGTTTACTATGAGTTTTTGGATGTATATTGAAGAAAGTCTGAATAATCATCATATTATTGATTTTGGCGACAGCACTAATCCATCAAATAATATTATTTTGAAGGGCGATACTGATAATAACCTTACTGTTACTGTTTACGATGGAACAAGTGTAAATGAACAAAAATACAATAATGCAATTTCTCTATCTTCTTGGAATCATTTTGCTGTAACGATTCAACAAAAACCACGGTTTATATATATTGCTGCAGAGGAATACTATACAGTATATATAGACGAATACAATAATGTGTATATAACTGGTAATGGTTACAATGAACCTTGGTATTATCCACCAAAATTGGATGCTCCAAATAAATATGTTCAAGTTGTTGCAGGACGTTCAGAAATAGTCTTTATAGACAATGAAGGCAATGTGTATCCGGGAGGTGTTAGTCCAAATGCACCAACAACATCGAATCCAATTGTACATGTTGCTTCCTCGGCCTCGAAAGGATATTTCACAATATATATAGATAGTGAAGGTAATGTGGAAATATTCCCTCCCAGCAATGATCCATATAATTTAGGTGATCAACCACCACTATTGGATGCTCCAAAAAAATATGTATTTGCTGCATGCGGGACAGAACATATAGTCTATTTAGATAATGAAGGTAATATGTATGGGGTTGGTCGCAACAATTATAATCAACTTGATCCACCGCCGCCTGAAAATCAATATGTAAAAGTTTTTTGTGGTGCATATCATACAGTCTATTTAGACAGTGAAGGTAATACATATAGGTACGGTGATAACTCTTACGGTCAAATTACTGCACCAATAACTTCGAATCCAATTGTAGATATTGCTTGCGGAATCGAGTACACAATATATATAGATAGTGAAGGTAATGTGGAAGCATTTGGTTACTTACCTGATAAAAGACTTCCACCACAATTAACTCCTCCAAATAAATATGTGCGAGTTGATGGTGGATGGGCTCATACAGTCTATTTAGATAGTGTAGGTAATATATATCGGATTGCGTTGAGCGCCACAGCGTATAATAATGGTCAAATGAATGACCCATTATCATCATTTAGTTCATGTAAAATATACAAAAACAATGTATTATTAAACCCTTCAAGTAGTGTGGGCGAAATTGGGTTTCCTACAAACGGCACATATGATAAATGCTATATTGCAAAATCAAATACTGTAACTGATGAATATTTTAAAGGAAGAATTGATGATTTTAGGTTGTATAATAATATTATTGCACCAACTGACATTAATGATAACCCCAATCCAAATTTATATGTTCATTATAAATTTGATGGAAATTTAAATGATGATAGTGGTAATAATAGACATATTATTGGATTTGGACAATGTACATTCGACGACACTGTAAAAAATGTAGGGACACATTCTGCATCATTTGCAGGTGGTAGCCCGAGTGCTGACCCGCAATATTTGAAGATACAAGGCACTGACTTTTCGAAATGGTTAGATGGAATTTCATTGTGTTTCTGGGTATATTTTGATATCATAACTGGTGAAGAACATATTTTCGATTTCAGTAATAGTTATGATATCAGTAAACATATTATAGTAAAACGCAATCTAGATAAATTGGAACTTATAATATCTGGGAATGTTTTGGTTTTCGACTATACTTTCACAGCAACCGAATGGAAACATATAATAATATCTTTATCATCTCTGGTTGACGGATCGTCGGTTTATGAATTATTTATCGACGGAACATTTATAAAATCATATGTCCTAAATTATTTTGTGGATAGTGGAAATTATGACAAATGTTTCATTGGAATTGATCAAAATGAGTCTGCATACTTCTTCAATGGAAAACTAGACGATGTTCGCATTTATTCCAAGACAACTACACAAGAAGAGACTTTGTTATTATATAATTATCCCAAAGACTTTATTTATGAAAATCCACCCAAACTACAATCATCTGATTTAACAACACGAGTTACATTCAAAACAAATTTCTACAATGATACAACTGATATGATGGCTTGGTATAAGTTTGATGGGGATTTTACAGATAGTTCAGGTAATGGTAAGGATTTGACAGGTGGTACTGGTACATCTTTTGTTGATAACAGTGTCGTTGGAATAAAGAGTATTAGTTTCCCAAATACATCATCACAAGGATTAATAAATACTGTTGATTTATCCAGTAATAAAAGTTTTACTATATCGTTTTGGAGTTATAGAAATAACTTAGGAAAAAATGATTATATGTTATCAGCAGGCAATGTTAGCACATTAAATCAACGATTACATATTGGATATCGCAGTACGAATGCTATAAAATTTGGATTTTGGCAGAATGATTTGATAACGTCTGTACAAAATGATGTTCAAAATAAATGGATACATTTGACATTTACATACAATTCTTCAGATAAAAAACGATTGATATATAAAAATGGAGTTGTGATAGCAAGTGATATATCTAACGGGCCTTCAAATTTTGCACCAAATTTATTATATTTGGGAGGAATATATTTAGGAGGAGATGTTGTAGATTCTCCATTTGATGGCAAACTCGACGACCTTCGTATATATAATCGTGCACTGACATCAGAAGAGATTCGAACATTATATGCTGATACAGTTGAAACTTTTTACAACGATACAACTGATATGTTGGCTTGGTATAAGTTTGATGCTGAAGTTGTAGATGGGGGAGCATTAACTAATTATGGCAATTTAGGTTCTGATTATAATGCAACTATTAAATTAACAGATGGTGGTATAATTAGGGTTCCTGGCGATATTGGAGAATATAAATATAAATGGACTGGTACAAGTGCTGATAAAAAAGTTGGAAATTGGGTTAATTTACCAGATAATATATTGGAAAAATTGAATAATGGTTATACATTTAGTTGGTGGAGTGTTGACAATGATGGAAGTGATTTCGAGAGAACGATTTTGTCTGTCAAAAAAGATACTGTTTTTTTAAATCGGCAACCAAGTCAAACTGAAATATTACTAAGTGCTCATTTACCATATGGCGGAAACAGTAATATTTATTGGGATTTTGGAGATGGATTATCTATTTATCAAAGATTACAGACTACATATATTCCACTCGAAGGGGAATTAGCACATTGGGTTGTCACCAAAGAAATCAATGGAAGCAATCAACTCATTAAAGTTTATAGAAATAATGTATTAATTATGAGTGGAACATATGTAAATAAGAATTTTCCAAGCGGTGATCACCATAATATGATTGGTGTAAATCATTCAGATATAAATGCAATTGGTGATTTTTGGGATAAATCATTAGAAGATTTTCGTATATACAATCGTGCATTAACATCCGAAGAAATTGGGATATTATCCTTGGGCAATGAGAAATATTTCTCAAATAACACAACTAGTATGATGGCCTGGTACAAATTTGATGGCGATTTTACAGATAGTTCAGGTAATGGTAAGGATTTGACAGGTGGTACTGGTACATCTTTTGTTGATAACAGTGTCGTTGGAATAAAGAGTATTAGTTTCCCAAAACTAACTGGACAGAGATTATCAAGTACAGTTGATTTATCAAATAATACAAGTTTTTCCATATCATTATGGATTTATAGGGATACAATTGGTCAGACTGAATATATTGTATCCACAGCATATATAGCAACAAATTATCGACATTTATCAATTGGTTATTATTCTAATAATGTATTTAGATTTGCTTTTTTTGGAGAGACATTGGATACACCAGTTACATATACAAATGATGTTAATATATGGGTTCATTGGACATGTACATATAATTCTACAGACAGAGCAAAGAAAATTTATAGAAACGGTATTTTAGTTGGAAGTGGTACTAGTCCATCTGCTACAAATTTTGGAGCAAATTCATTTATTTTAGGTGATAGAAACGGAAATTTGAGCAGTGGCAAACTAGATGATGTTCGTGTATATAATCGTGCAATTAGTGCTCAAGAAGTTACAGAACTTTATGAAACAACTAAGAAAGATTTTACAGCAAATGATACAACTGATATGTTGGCTTGGTATAAGTTTGATGGCGATTTTACAGATAGTTCTGGAAATGGTAAGGATTTGACAAAGGTTTCAGATTCAATACCTGTATATTTTGACGACGATGCTGTTGTTGGAACAAAGAGTATTAGTTTCTCAAGAACAGAAGGTCAGGGATTATCAAGTATAGTTG